GAACATACTGTTCAGCTTTTGCCTTGGGAAGATTACCAACGTCGATGTAGAAGATACGACGCTCGGGAGCGCGCGCGAGGCGATAGATAACTACCGCGTCTTCGAGCATACGCAACTGATTGAGTGGCTTAATCGCTTTGTGTAGATGCGAAAGAACCATGCGATTGCGAGCGTCGAGCAAACCGCTGTGAACGTAGCAGATAGCATCCTTCGAAATCTTTACGCCCTGTGTGAGCGTACCAGATGAAAGACCTGCTGGATTGAAGAGATAGTATTCTTCGTAGGGAGGAGCAATCAGTTTAGAGTTCTGACCAACAACTGGCGTTCTTTTGATTGGCTGGCGGATCTTACGAATACGACGAGGATCGATGTAACGCAGCTCTTGGATACCTTTGCGAGGTTGAGCTGTGTCGATCATGATGTGGTAGAACAAACGTCCGTCGATATACCAACGGCGGAAAATTTCATAAGCCGTGCTATTGAAATCAAGGAGCTTGATAACTTCATCAAACTCTTCTCTGATCTTTTTCTTAATGCTTTCTGGCTGTTCTAGCTTGTCAAGATTAAGTGAAATTGGATCATCATGTTCATTCGAAATGATAGCTTCATTAACAACGTCATCGACTGCAGACTCGCACTCTGGATACATCGACATTTCGCGATATCGAGTTACGAGTTCTGCTTCGTTCTTAGCTGTACCTTCTAAATCAACATATGTTCCATATGCGCCACCAGGCGCAACTTCCATCGCGCCGTCAAGATTAGGTGGGGGTGCAAAGGAAGGAACTTGGACTGCCAGCTTTTCAGCTGTGTCTTCGTCCTTCCCAATACGGAAGCCAAATAATTCGATCGCCATTAATTTTCCTTCAATTTAATTATAACAAAACGGCGATCAAATTACTCGTTGATCACCCTACCGTTAACGTCGGCGTCAACAGTCCAGTAATCGTATGCGAACTCTACAGTGAATTCTTCGATAGCATCAGTAGTTTCCCAATTCAGTTCGATGTTACCAACTGTTACTGGGAAGATGTTTACGAAAGTGTATTCGCGAGTAGGGATAGCTGCATCGCCAGAAGTAGTACCACCAGCGAATACACCTGTCTTAGCATAGTGACGAACTGTAGCTGATGTGCGATATGAAGCGAGACCCTGCTCAGTGATTACTGATGGATTACGAAGATTGTTTTCGTGTGAGTTGATATATGAGCTCCACAGTTCGAAAGCGTTACGAACCAGGAAGTCTTCGTCGTTGAGAACTGTTACTGTCCAGTTTTCGAACGTGCGATTACCAGCCATCTTTACCTTACGACCAAAGTATGGAACTTCAATTGTTCCTACTGTTGATGTGGGGATTGATGTAGCTTTACATACGAAAGTGAACTGCTGTTCGGCAGTTGGCTCTGCGATGCCAGCTGGAAGCGTCAAGAACACCTCGAAAAGAGATGCTCTTGCGCCACCATATGGTAAACCTCTTGCGGCGAATGATGATACATTAAAGGGCATTAGTTTTTCTCCCTATCCTTTCTAGTATTTAGTTCGCCGATTAGAACTTTCCTACAACTTCAGTGAAGTCAACACCCGTGCGAACTGCAACGAAGTTGAGCTGAATGAAGTTGATCGAACGAGCAGGCTTGATGTAAATGTCACCAACGAACTCGTTGCGGTCAATAACTTCTGGCGTATTGTTTGTTTCGTCGCAAACAACGCGGAAGTCTGTGATACCACGACGGCCCTGAACGTCACGAAGGAATGGTTCTACGAGAGCCTTGAACTGAGCGCGAGTGAACGCATCGTTGAACTCGAACAGAGTATACTTGGCTGCTGTAGCGATTGCCTTTTCAAGAACAATGAACAGACGACGAACGTTGATACGGTCGAAAGCTGATGGCTTAGCCAACATCGTCTTATCACCAAACAGGATAGTTCCTTCGCCTGGGAAAGTCGTGATTGGATTTACGCCAGCTTTGTAGAGGGCATCACGTTCTGTCTTATTAGGATTGAACGCGAGCTTAACAACGTTTTTGATCTGACCGCGATTGTATCCAGCTGGTGAGTACCATGGATCGCGTTCGATATCTGTACGAACCATCGTACCAGCAGTATCGCCGTTGCAAGGAACATGACGGAATACGTCATTATACTTGTCGTATTGATACTTCCAGCCTGAGTCCATTACAGCGTATGAAGTTGAAATACCTATTGAGTTTTTAAACGCAATGATATCATCTACTTCTGCGCCCGCATATCCAGAGTTGTTAACAACATCTGCTTCACGCGGCGAAAAGATTGCAATACAATCTTTGCGATATTCTACGATGTTATTGATAATATGAATTGCGCGAGTTGCGTCTGATCCTGATCCAAGGATCAATGATACATCAACAGACTCAGCCGACTTGAACAGATTATATCCATTGATGTAGTCTGCTGCTCTTGGAGCAGCGCCATCACGTCCGTTAACGAAACTTGCGTTAACTGGCAGAGACTGCGTTCCTACGCCAAAGTTTGAACCCGAAACAACAGATTTACTTGAGTTTGTAATTCCTATTGGATGAGAAGCCCACCAAACCCAACGTGAGTTTTTGTTGATATACTTGTTATAGTGAATGTTAGTGCCATTTTCCGATTTAGCGTTTGACGCTTTTGATAAGTTCGGATGAATTTCTAGGATCGCGTCGGCAGTTCCTGTAATTCCACCATCTTGATCTGCAATAACGATATGCATTTCGTCATTTGAGCTGCTATACTTTGCAGCTTCTGCAGAAGTTCCTGGAGCGGTTGGAACATAATCATAATATTCCCAACGACGTGTTGTCGTAGCTTGCGTTCCAGTGTTACCAACATACTTAGTCTGAAGTGTTACAGTGTTTCCTGTAACAGAAGCAACTTTACGTTGTTGTCTATCTGGACCTAGGATAAGGATATCGCCCGCAACAACTTTCGTATTAACAGATGTGGCTGTTGTGAACGTTACAGTTGTTGAGTTATTCGTAAATGCGCAAGCGCCTGCAATAGTGCTTTCGTATGCGTTTGCAGTCAAGCAAACAGAAATACGCAAATTGTTACCAATAGAACCAGGATACTTAGCTACCCAGTTACCTACATCAGAAATTCCAGAAGAATAATTGTTTTCGTAATCATCTTCGTTCTTAATGATTGTATTTTTAGTGTTTGCTGCATTTGTAGTAGCATTTCTTCCGCGCGCAGTGTTTGAAGCAGCTGTACCAGATTCGTTAATTACACGAACTGTATAAAGCGCATTTCCGTATGCAAGGAAGTTTGCTGCTGTAAAAAAGTCAACATAAGTGTTGCCGCTAGGCGTGTTAAACTGCTTCACGAGCGTATCTTCTGAATCTACAAGAACACGCTGCCCAACAGGACCCCACTTAAAATGACCAGCTAATGCGCCAGTTGTCGTGCTGACGGCAGGGATAATGGTTGTGAGATCAATCTCACTTACATTTACACCTGGAGAAACTTGGAAACCCATCGGACTTATCTCCTTTTATGTAACGAAGTATGCTTCTTCGTGCCTTAAATCCTACTCGTTTTATTTATAAAAAAAGGACTTTTATCCAAATCTCATATCGTCAAATCCAGCTCCGAACGAAGGATCTCCTGAATCTTCCATGGATTGGACGGCTCCGCCGTCGTCTATGAATCCAGCTGGAAGGATATCTTCATGAACTTCTCTCATCGTTTCGTTCGCTAAGTTTCTGCGGATATCATTATTCGTCAAATCTTTGAAGTATGGCTGAGTGATAAGCCATCCAAAGAGTACCAAAGTCATCGCCAAATCATCATGACAGCCTTCTTCAGCTCTATATGTATCTTTAGTCTCAACGAAGGTAGTCAGCTCTTCGATAGTGTCGAAATCATTGATAACGAGCTTGTTTGATTCTACAATAGTTTTTAAGTTCGAACAACCAATTTTCTTAACAGATTTCGTTGTTCGAATACCAAAAGCTGATCGAGAACTGAATCCGCCACCAACCTTGATATTCTTGTTCTTAGTAAATGTAGCGATTACATTTTCATACTCAAGATCGGTAAACAGAGACTGAACGACCTGCTGACCAATGTTATTCGTTTCACCTAGTATCCATGCGTTGTTATACATCTTTGCGAAACGATAGATCACATCTGGAAACATAAGTGGAGTGATTTCTCGACTCCTGAACTTAGCCACCTGTCTGTATGGGAACTGAGTCACGTCAAAGATAGACATAGCGGAGTAGTCTCCGCCTACGCCTTCGGACACGTCAAACACGCCAATATACAGTTTCCGTGGATCAGGCATCTCATGGATATCTAATCCGAACTTATCTTTCACTGGCTGAGCCCATACTAGTTCTCTGAGCTTCATTGGATGGATCAGCGTATGCGATGATCCAATGAACTCGCATTCAAACTCCTGACGGAACTGCTCTTCGCTAGTGTTAGCGATGGTTTGCTTTTTCCATTCCTCGTCTCGACCAGGAACGTCTGACCAGTGAATCTCGATTGGTTTATACTCGCTCTTACCATCAGTCGCATCAGTCCACATCTTGTAAAAATGATTCATACCGTTAGGCGTAGAAACGATAATGATCTTGGTTGTCTTACCAGATGAAATCGTAGGATACGTTGACGCGAAGAACTGATCAGCAAGATTACGCTGCACGAACGCAAACTCGTCGAGGAAGATGAGATTATACGATCCACCGCGGATGGCGCTTGATGAAGTAGCAGCTGCTACGACTTTAGAACCATTTTCCAGTTCAATGTTACCTTTGTTCCAAGTCACAACGCCTTGCTGAAGAAACTTAGGAAGATATTCGTATGCGAGCTGGAGCTTCGCGAGCAGATCGCGCGCGAGCGCTCCCTTGTTCGCGAGGATGGCTACATTCTGTTGATCTGTAAACAAAACAAGCCAAAGGATGTATGCGACCGACGTTGTTGATTTACCAACCTGACGAGGGAGCTTGCATATGGAAAAGCGATTATCAGCGAAGGTATGGAGCATCTTCGCTTGGAAATCCCACATACGAAATGGAATCAAACCTTGGTCGACGTTAACGATCTTGATATAGTTGCGGGCAAAGTATTCTACGTCTTTGGCACACTTGATATACTCATCAACTTCTTCTCTTGTGTATTGATGAATGACACCAGCGGCTTTTAGATTAGGATTACCAAGATACGTTTTTACAGCCATTACTTCCTACCATTAATCAACTGCTGAAGTTCAGCTGCATTACCAACAAAAATCGCATTTTGTGCTTGAACAGACTGAGGAGCTTTCTCCTCGTCATTCTTTTTTAAATCTTTCAGTTTTTTCTGGATGTCAAGTAGATCTTTGTTAGCGTCAACCAGCGTCTTGATAAGACCTCCGACGACTTCAAAGGCTCTTGGATGCTCTGAGGTTTTTGCGACGAGCAATGCTTCTTCCAAGGCATCATTACCTTTGTGAATGATCTGATGCAAGTTCCTGCGCGCTGTAGCAAAGTCGTCATCGATGTCTGCATTTTCATTAACCTCAATAGGAGCTACGGCTTGTACCATAGGAGGAGACGACTCTGGAAGCCCTAAGGCTTGCTCGACGCTCAGTTCAAAGTTAGTTTTTTCACTCATTGATCTTGTCCAGTTGCAGGATTATACTTTAGTCCATCCATATAGAAAAACGTGTTTGAACAGAATCCATAGTCATCGTCCGCATCAATTTGATTGTACGGGATAGAAGCTGCGCTATTTGTTGTTGGGCTACCGTTAGCAAATAGTCCTGGCTGAATAACGATACGTGAGCTGCGTCCAGTTTGTGCGACATCTTCAAGTGTGATTTTGCTTCCGCTGTTTGCAGTAACAATACCAAAGTCGATCTGTGTGCGCTTGATAATACCCTGACGACGAACTGGTCCGTAGAAGTATGCTTTGACTGTAAAATCAAACGTATAGATCAAAGCGCGACGACTTTCGAAGTCACCTTCGTAAGTATCCTCAATAGAAACTGTGTTCAAAATCGTAGGAATATCCTGCGTGATATTCGTTTGCGAAATGATTCGAACGCTGTTTGTCCACTCTGGACCAAAGTATGGAACGATCTGCTCGAGAATCTGTGCGCCATCGTCAGCGTTGCGAACGTATGCGTATAGATTGAACTGTAAGTCATACGGAACTGGCGCATAGTTAAAATCTAACTTGTCCTCGTCAGTTACGACCTTGACGTTACGATTGTGCGAGTTCAGTCTGCGATTTCCATCGTAATTGAGCGTCGTCATCTCAAAGCTCATCGCAGGAAGCTGAATGGCTACTGGACGATCTAAGTTAGGATCGGCTACTGTTCTAGCCAGAAACTTTTCCTTAGGTGCATATGAAAGGGGAACAGCGATCGCTTTTACATTGTTTCCGTTAGCGTCATACTGACGAACCACGATATCGTTGAACATGTTACCGAACATGATAACATATCTACGCAGCGATTGATGGTAAAACTGTGATCCGAACATTAGTAGCGATCCACTTCAGAAAATGGGTTACGTTCACTGAAGTCAATGAAATCAAGTGACTTCCTGAAGTAAATTTCGTTGTTAGCTGTTTTAGTCTGTGTTTCGACTCTATACTCTTGAAGAATGTATTCGCCATCTTCGTTCTGCAGCGTATCTCCGTCTTCATAAAGGAACTGATACACAAGGATATCTTGACTGTAATTGTCCTCGATAAGATCAATTTCTGTATTACCAGTGTTAAGGTCAATAGCTCCCATACGATCTACGAGTTCGCAACGCAGCTCGTATGTGTAGAGCTTGCCGTGCTGATAGAACACTTGCTCGTGCTCTACGAACTTGACTTCGTATAGTTTCTTATTGAGCGGGAAGTAAATGAAATCACCTTCGAATGGACGCGGCGAAGTTGTTTGATACTGTTCTGTTGATCCTGTTTCTAAACGAAGAGCAACAGAGTTAGCCCAACGTCCAGTGTTCGCTTCTTCGAGTTGAATGTTATATCCGACTTCTGTCAGAACTTTTTCGTTGGATACTTGTTCCCAGCGTTTGCGCGCCATAACAAGAGTCATAGAGTCGCGAATCTCAAGATTGAACTTGGAAAGGAAATCGCCTTCGCCTTCGAAGTTCTGTGTGTTCTTGACATACATTTCAATGTCAATAGCATCGTTGAACTCTGACAAAGGATCTTCGCCAAGTAGTGCATCAGGTCCAATAATAGTGCGCGGCAAATACTTCACGTCAAGACCATGGATCTTGATTGATTCAATAATCAAATCTTCGGCTGTGTCTTGTTCACGACCGTAGGTAAAATAGTTGAAGTATTTGTTCGTGGCCATCGTTATCCGATCATGTCAGTAACAGGCAGCGAGTAACTGTTAATTACTTCGTTGTCTAGCTTCTCGATTTCTTCGCGAGCCTCGTCCCAAATTTTCTGACCGTTGAATGTCAATCCACCTGGAAGATTCATACCCTCGAACTTCTTAAGATTTTCACCCCACTGACGCTTAACGAGAGCAGTCGCATACTGCTTAAGCCACGGATCATTCCATACATCGGTATATACGTCTGGGTCAACTGTGCGATAGCAGTCGATGATGATATACTGTCCGACCTGAACGTCTTCGTCCCATTTCATGTCAATATGGAGCTTATCCATATGACGATTGAAACGGATTGGCTTTTTACCTACGAATACTTCTTCAAGGAACTCGATGTGACGCATCGCAACAACGTATGGCGTTACCGATACGCTGGAAATGTTGAACAGTTCGTTGAGGTGAAGCTGATAGCGGATATTGAACAGATTCATAGCATTGTATGAATCGTTGATATCAAAAATACGAGTTACGCCAATAATCCCTTCTGGGAGCGTCACATACTTATTGACGCGATCTTCAGCTGTAACTTGATATGGAAGATATACATGCTCTGTACCGTCGTAGTGATAATCACGGAACTTGAGCAGAGCGTCGTCGATACGATCTTCAACCTGCTCATCATCGACGTTGATATCAATAACTGGTGCACCTAAACGGCGTAAAATGTAGTCTTTAAATTGTTGTCTAGACGAAGTTGCGGCCATTGAGGAAGCTCCATTGAATACTTCCCCTATTTATTCATTTTGATGTGGCGCGATATACTCCATCCCAGTTTTTGGGTATATCAGCGTTTCGTAGCTCCTCAATGCGCTCCTCCATCATTCCATAATATTCAGTGAGTTCGCCTTTAAACGCATTTCGCAACACTTTGATATACTGTAATGCGTTATCCCAGTTTTGATAGCGATACTGTTTAATGAAGTCTCTATGAGTTTTTAGATATGTGTGATCAACTCCTGTCCCATTGACAATCGTAAAGATACGGACTCCTTTCGATTTACCTTTTACAGCGATGCAGTCTAGCTCTGCTAGTGGATATGCTCCGTCAAGCAGTTCTGCTGTGCGCTCACCGATGATAATACGAACGTGATACGGTTTGCTCTGTCCCTCTAACCGCGAAGCCAAGTTGACAGAATCCCCCAAACAGGTATAATCAAATCTTTGACTGGAACCCATATTGCCAACGACAACATCACCAGAATTGATACCGAGACCCATACCAAAAGGAGGAACTCCTTCAGGCGCGATAGAAGCGTTAAAAGCATCGAGATCATCGAGCATTGCGAGACCCGTGCGAACTGCGTTTTTAGCGTGTTCGCGATCATCCAAAGGCGCGTTCCAGAAAGCCATCTGCGCATCGCCGATATACTTGTCGAGTGTTCCATTGTTTTCTAAAATCCTTGCAGTCATCGCTGTCATGTAGCGATTCATTATCTGAGTAAGACCTTGAACGTCAGATCCATAATGCTCACTAATAGAAGTGAAGCCGCGCACATCAGTAAACATAATTGAAAGTTCACGAGTTTCTCCTCCTAGGCGTAGTAGCTCAGGATTCTTCTGTAACTTTTCAACAAGAGCTGGTGAAAGATATGTACCAAACTGCTTTTTGATTTGCAGCTTCAATCTATTCTCGCGCGCGAAGTTGTTATATACTAAGTGACCAAAGCTGAAAGTGCCTGCCAACAATAAATAACTAGCATCCCACAGCTGCATGTGTTCTTTGAACATGTAGTAAGAACCATATGCGGAGGATCCAACGAATGCTAGATATAATGGCACTGTCAATGAAACAGATGTTCTTGGTACAAGAAAGAGCAATAATCCTAGCATTACAGACAGAACGAGCAATTCAAGAGTCTTCGCGAAAGGCAGTCGGGTTATACTTGATCCATCTATCAAAGTTTGCAATGCAGCAGCTTGAACTTCATGGCTCCACTTTTCACCCAACGGCGTGCCGATAATCCCACCAACGCCTTCAATCGTTAATCCTAAGACAACAATTTTTCCTTCGACTTTATCTTTTGTAGCTTCTGTTGCATCGACGCGCTCGAAGTTATTGTTCCATGTTGTCCAGATGCGACCACGCTCGTCTGTGGAGATTGCGGGGAACTGCGGGATGCGGACTGCTTCGACACCTGCTTGACCTGTTTTGATTTGGTAAGATGGATCTCCAGCCACTGCTCGTAGGGTTTCCAATACAAGTGAAGGATACAGTGTATCCCCAATCCTAACCAGCATAGGCAAGCGACGAACAACCCCATCACGCTCAGGTGTTGCAGCGAGAACCCCAACCCCTTCGGCAACGTCAGCGAAAGATCGTAGAGGAGATATAGCCCCAGGCCAAGAATAGACCCATGAATTAGGGTCATCACCGATACTAGCGAAGCCTCTGCGAACAGCATCTGGCGCTCTTCGCTGAGCTGTTGGTGTTTGCGATATAACGACACCACCAGCCGCAATAGATTTTGCCAAATCGGCATCGCCACCAGCGCGATCTTTTTCACTAAAAAGAATAGGAACGACGATAGCTGCAGCGCCAGCAGCACGAAGACGTTCAATAGTCGCAGCGATGTCTCGACGGTCGAATGGCCATTGACCGTATTCCTGAACTGACTTTTCGCCGAACTCAACCAGAACAACTTCATCGGACTTCTTTTGCTCCAAAGATGTTATGAAGTAGTCAAAAGTTTTCAGTTGTAAAGTTTCAATGGGAGATGGATTCAATATGAACAGGATGACAAGCATCAAAGCTGATGCGATAGCCGCCCACGTCGAAGTGAGATATTTGCCAAACGTTTCCATGATCAGTATTGATTGACGATATAAGGAGAAGAAGGGCAGCTACTGTAACAAGAAACGCTAAGGCTGAAAGACTGTGGAGTATTTCCTGACTGCGTGACCGAGACGCTGATGCCGTCGCCCGCCAATTGTAAATTAGCAGAATGACCAACAGCAGACTGAGTGATAGTAACATTTTGTGTTGATCCTATAATATTGACTGTTGCGTTGTTAACCTGTTGTGCGTTAGCAGAAACGGTCAGTAACAATAGAGCTGCTAATACTTTCATATCAGTTCCCCTGCTTGATGGTGATAGTCGTAGTTCCTGCGCTGTTTACCATCTGTGTAATCTCGACACCATCTTGTGTTAGTTTCATAGTCATGCTTTGGCTAATCGGAACTGTAACCTGAGCATACGCATTGAAGGATTCGCGATACAAGGTAACGAAATCATCTTCAACAAAGTATTTGAGCCCCGTTGCTGCATTGTATTTAGGCAAAAGTGCGTTGAATTCTGCAAGCTCATTTGTCAACATCTGCGAGCTGGAAAGATCCAAAAGATTGATAAGGAAGTCGCTGTCAAGGAAGTTGCGATCTAGTTTGTTGTATTCGGTCAGATAGTTCTTATCTAGTTCGGTATACTTTAGCAAATCTTTACCAAGCAAATCTTCGTCGAGATAGTTATAGCCTTTAGCTTCTGTATGAACTTCTACGGTTGCAGATTTTGGCGGAGTAACAATCAAAAGATTATTGATTTGATCCAAACTCAAATTCATGATACTTGATCTAGGAGTATTCATGCTTGTTTGAACGTTGACCGTTTCAAATGGTTTAGTTAGAATAACAGTTCCCATATCCGTTGTTACGGAAATAGATCCAGTGATACAATCGCGTTCTATGTTTTTCCAACCAGTAGGGCAAGAAGGTAGAAGAATAATAGTAGAACGACCAATCTCATCAACTGTCCCAGAAAAGTCGGTGCCACGAACTCCAATAGTAGCAGTCGGAGTTTCCACCATAACTTGTTGCGGGTCGCTCTTCGCGATCTGTCCTGAAGCATATTTGATTGTCCCCAATGCCATCTTCATTCCGAGCTTGCCAGTTTTTTTACTGTCATCGTAAACGAAGTTGTCGATTACTAATCTAGAATGCTCAGTAATTTGAACTCGTGTATCATCTCTGAACGTGATTCCAGCGCGACCATTCGCGGTTGTAATAGTATCCTGCATCTCAACACCAGTATCTTTGGCGCTGGGAATCACGTTCGTATTGCGTTTTATTTCAGCTGGTCCTGTTAACTCTGTTACTTTTCCAATATCAGCATTACTGATGGTTGGACTTGATAGTAAGAGTATTGCCAGAGCCAGTGATTGTAGAAATGACCTTAGAGTCAACACCGCCGCCTTGCTTGATATCTACTGTGTTTGTTGCACCTAAGATATTCACGTCAGCGTCGTGACCGTTTGTGCCAGCAGCACCAGTCTGAATAATGTTAACATCGTTTCCACCACCGCCAGCGATAAGAACAGTGCTCTTAGCTCCAGCAACAGCAGTCGAATCATTTTGAATGTTTACAGTATTGTTATCAGTATTGATTGTAACATTGGAAATCGTAAGACCATCAGCTGATTGAGTTACAGTGTTTCCATCACCAGTAATCGTGTTATTGATTATAGAGCTTGTACAAGTTCCGCTTACACCGCAAGCGATGTTCACAGTATTATTATCACCTGTTACAAGCGAGTTCACTTGTACGTCATCACCCTGCACATTAATTGCAGTGATGTTAGAGTTACCGATCTGGTCAATAGTTACAATATTGTTTTGACCGTTGATTATAGCCTTATCGGTAGGATTGCCAATCGCATTCGAATTGCCTGTTTGAGTCATAGAAATTGTAGAGCCACTACCGATTTGGTCTACATACACACTATTTCCCGCGGCGTTTGCATATTGAAACATAACCAAGAATGACAACAGTGTCATACTTGAGAGTTTCATTCCTTTTACCTCTTCTTGATACTCCAGAGCTTTTTCTTAGCTCCCTCCTTAATCATATCAGCAACTGCTGCTTCAATAGCTATTCTTACAGCGTATGTCGTAGGTTCGTTCACAGAGTTACCAGCTTCAAACTCAACGGACTTAGTGCCCACATCAATAAACTTGAATACGTTTGCGCCAGCGCCTGTGCTCAATACAGTTTTAGATGCTCCAGTCGATAATAGAACTTCACCAGTGTTGATAGAAATCAAACGTAGCACAACAGTCACTTCGTCTTTTCTATATTCCTGATTAGCGCCAACTCCTAAGAAGCGAGCACCAATACCACCAGTTCCGATATTACTATCATATCCGACAACTCCGCCATCCAACATAATCCCAGCAACAGTCAATGGAGTTAGTGGCTTTGCTTGATCCTTTTCGTAAAGCTCGCGCTGACTGCGAATCAGCTGACGTTCCTTTACAAGATTATCAAGCGCACTACGCTCTACAACCTGAAACCATTTACCGCGACCAGCGTCTTGTAGTGCTTTGATTAGAAACACTTCTGAACCTTGTGTCACAGCAGAACTCAAACTAGCGAAGTTCGCTGCTGGCTTACGCTGTCCTGTTAGATCAGGAAAACGATATACAGCAATTGGAATGACTGGACCATCTACTCCAGGCAAATTCACTAGCTCGTTGAACCGCTTCGTCGTAATAACTTCAGGAGCTTCCGCTCGGGCTTCAATAGATTCTTTTGTTACCGACTCAGCTGTGCAACCAGCCAACAGTATAGTAGCAAGAATCATACCAAATATCTTTACCATGCTAAACTCCCATAAGGAACAACAACTTCAGTGACGCTACCGCCAGCGTCTGTAATTCTTAATGTGATTTGTGATCCATCAGATGACCATTGAACATTGTTTGATGCGATATCAAACGATCCACTCGTATTACCATTATCAGAAAACAATTGCTCCGCAATTTTTTGCGATAAAGTCGCGTACACGCGCGACTCTAAGTTGTTTAGAAACTTCGCAAGGTTAGTATTTTTTGCAGCCGCAGCTTCAGCAGCTGCTTGAGCTTTTTTATCTTCGGCAATTTTTTGACGGCGTGATGCTTCTAAGTTATCAATCGTCAAAACGTGAGCAGAGTAACCAATGCCGCTGAACGATGGACTTTTATATTGAAATTGAATTTCACTTGCTAGCGTCTGGCTGCTTATCAGTAGCAGCGTTGTTGCCATTAGAATGCGCATCTTTCATCTCCTCGATTTCTTTGCCTCTTAGCGTCAGAACTACGTTGACCTTTTGATTCAATCGAATTAGGTCATTATCGAGCATACGGATACGATCAATCAACGCAATTAGAACTGTGTTAGCTTCAGAAAGAACTGGCTTGATTTCTTGAGTAGCCCACTTCCAAACGTAGAAGATAAGATAGCCCATGCCGCCAGCAGCGACGATAGGAAAGCCATACTTATTGATCAGTGATACTACGTCCATCAGTCTCTCCTTGCGTCGTTTTTGCCATCAGCTCTTGCGATACGATCTACGTCTGGCTTTACGCCAAGAGCATTTGACACAAGAGTGTCGACGCGAATGACGTCGTGATTCATAGTCTTCACGCGATTGTCAAGAGCCGTAATAATGTTGCTCATACCCTTGACACTTGACATAACACCAGCTAGAATAAACTTGAGCGTCAAAAAGACGAAATATCCGCCAGCAAGGGCTGATGCAATAGGAAAGCCCACTTCAGCAACCAGCTTAAAAAAGTCCATAACACATCCTTTCAGTTTTACACTATTTATTCAGGAGTGCTATATAATAGTATGCTTAGATCATTAGTTTTCTTCCTGACGCTGTCTGCGAGCGCGATGGCTCAGGAATTAAGAGTTATCACTCCTTCTCCTGCAGATAGTTACAATATCAACGCTAGAATCCTGGCTCCGTATATGGCAAAGTATCTGCTTGAGAAGCCAACTCCTGTAATTCAAGTGATGCCTGGAGCTTCGAGTTTGGTCGCTACGAATTACATGTACAACGTGGCTCCTAAAGACGGGAACACAATCGCGACCGTTTATAAAAACATTCCGCTTGTAGGTATTCTCGGTGGCCCTACTGTTATGTTCGATCCAACGAAGTTCAATTGGATTGGCTCGACTGTTGATGGTCGTAAAGATGCAGTCTTAGTATGGACACATCGCAAAGAATCACTCACAGAGTTTAAAACTAAGGAACTCATTGTCGGAACAGAAAGTATCGTTTCCGCAGACTCTACAAAGTTCATTCGAAACTCGCTCGGACTAAACTTCAAGCAGATCGCTGGTTACGCTAATCCAGGCGCTGCGCGACTAGCTCTTGAACGCAAAGAAGTCGATGCTGTTATTTTTAATTTGCTTGGGATCAAAACACAAACACAATGGACTGATCCAAATAGCGGCATCCGCGCATTGCTACAGTTTGGTAACGGTAAGATTCGCCATCCAGATTTCAAAAACGTTCCAACATTCGCAGAGCTTATTACGAACGAAGATGATAAGGCTATTCTTGATATCTTCGAAACACAGTTTATCCTACTGAGACCATTCATCGCTCCACCTGGAGTTCCTGCTGCTAGAGTAAAAGAACTTCGCGAAGCGTTCAACAAAGCTGTCAACGATGTCGGATACATAGAAGAAGCGACTAAGGCTAGAATGGAAATACAGCTGATCACAGGTGAGCAGGCTGAGCATATTGTAGCTGTTTCATCGAATGCTTCTCAAGCAGTTTTAGATAAACTTAGAAACCTTCAGAGTGAAAAATGATTGAACATGCACTATTCCCCACGCTAGTCTGTGAGTTTCACTATAATAAGAAGGATGAGTTCAAGCAGCTCTTCTATCAAAAGATCTTTGACTATATGACCCCAGAGGGATACTCAAACGAGTTCACTGGTCACGTCAATATCCATCACGAAGAATCGTTCGCTCCATTTTTCGCATACGCAATTAACTGTGCTAAACAGTATGCTGCACGTTTGCATATCGACACGAATAAGTTCGAGTTCAATCTAGTCAAGACGTGGATGAACATTAAGAAAGATGACTCGACGCCATATCACGCGCACGGGGATGCGCACATTTCGTTCACTTATTATGTGAACGTTCCATCAACGTTTGTTCGACCTATTCGCTTTCATAATCATGAGCGCAGGCACGAACCATATCCTGGCTCTATCCGCTGGAATAACACAAGCGATACTTGGGATTGGTTGAACGCATACACTTGGCAGTTTGAACCAGTCGAGGGACAGCTGCTAGTATTCCCTTCGACGCTTCCTCATGATACTATTGGTCAGACAAATGGTGAAGATAAAGGTAATCCGACTGTAGAAGAGCTAAACGAAAATCGTATTTGTCTTGCAGCCGATATCCTTCTCACATACAAAGATAAGACCGCAAGTCCACTTGGTGTCCAACCAGTTAGCAATTGGAGACAGTTTTGAGCTATACTACAATCTACAATAATCCTTGGCAGAGATCACAAATCACTTATCCATTCGTTACATGGGATAATGGATTTACAGAAGAAGAGCTTAATGCTATTATTGAATACTGCGACTCGAACGGGACTGAACTTGGTACTACGTTTGGCGCATCTTCAGAAGAAGAAATTAAAGCACATCGCGTATCAAACGTAAAGTTTCATGGCAGGAATGAGAACACAGCATGGATATTTGACAAGCTCAACTTTATCATTCAAGCATCAAACGAGCAGTTCTACAACTTCAACTTGAATGGATATTCTGAGTTTCAATATACAACATACGATCCTAATGGTCGTTATGATTGGCATACAGATATGTCATTCGGTGAAAAGTATGGTAATGATGCAGAACCACGCAAACTATCAATGACGCTTTTATTGAATGATGGTTTTGAAGGCGGTGAGTTTCAGATCAACAATGGTAAGCAAGAAACACCAATCACAGTAGATATGTTTAAAGGACGGGTTGTTTTGTTCCCGTCCTTTATGATTCATCGTGTGAAACCTGTGACTAAAGGTGTTCGTAAGTCGCTGGTTGTTTGGGTGCTTGGTCCTAAGTTCGTTTAATCTATATCGAACTCAATACCACGCTCAATAAACATTTTCTTTTCGTCAGCTACGAGTTTCTTAATAGCTCCATCGTTGATACACATAGGAACATACTTACGATCAGTAATCAGTTTCTTGATATCTGGATCAGCGCACACTCTATCAAAAAGGGATTGAATCTTAGTGATCAGCTCCTTTTCGCTTTTAAGAATAGCGAATGAAGTGTATGCTCCGAAGTTAAACTCAGGAAATCCAAGTTCTGCTCCTGTAGGTACGTTAGGATATTCTGACAGTCTTTCGGGGCTCGACATAGCAATAATTTTTAAAGATCCATTTTCAGCCACGTTAGCTGAAGCTGGATTGTTGATCATAAAATCAGCTTCCTTGACTATCAATGCACGAACACGATCAGGAACGTTCTTATAGTGAACGATCTTAACGTTGTTTCCTAGCTTATACTTGTCGAGGAAAATGTCAGTCAATACTGGTCCGCCACCACTTGAGTTGATTGAGCCAGCATAAAATCCGTTTCGCGCGCGCATCTGAGCTACGAACTCATCAATCGTATTAGCAGGATTATCTGGACCCACCATGAACGCAGCATAGCTTACCATGTGCGACGTTAAGAAGTGAAACTGATCTACTCTGTTATCAGCATTCGTTTTAGGATTAGAAAAGAACGACTGATTACCATACAGAATAACGTTGTTTCTTACGGCTAACACTCTCTGATAAGCAGACTCACCCGCAGAGCCAGGGATAGTCATGTATCTAAACTCATAGTCCGACTGAATCTGATTCAGCTTGTTCAGAAACTGAACGGCTAACTGTCCAGAAACGTTTGAGTTTGAAATTCTAGAGATAACATCAATTTTTGTTTGTGCGTGTGCAACGCTAGAAGCTAATAGTGCAATGATAAAGTAAATCAGTTTCATTAAAACGTTTTCCTCTTCAACGATCCTACAACGTAATGTTTAGTGACCCAATGTCTCTTCAGTAAGTTTTGGGCTTTGATGCTTTTGTATCTGTTCAAATAGTAGCTTTTCTTTTCATCAATCATTTCGTTGTAGTATCGTTTGTTTTCATTGTTTTCGATTTGATTGATAAGGAAAAGCTCTGGATTTTGTTTTGGTTTTGGTGCTATGAACTCAATGCTGTTAGTGTGATAGTATATCAGTTTGGCATAAAGTTTGTCCAAAACGTTAGGGAGTTCCTGATTGTATTCTGATAGTCCTCTATTAGATACGTTTTCCATAAACAACTTATAAACGTTAGGATGTCTGATAAGAATGTTTTTGATAACATGCGATTGCTTCACAGGTATCAATGGATAGTTAGGAGTCCAAAAAAAATCTTCCAGCGTGTATATATTGTTTACGTCCTCGCTGCGAATACGCCCAACACCATGCATCGGAATATCCGAAAAACGAAAAATGAGAGTATCGTTTTCAGTCGTAAACAACCACGGCTTTTCGAATCCACGAATGAATGCTACTTTGTTTTTCTTAGGTGCATTGAGATTGTTGTACGTGTGCATGTAATAGTTGTAAATCCTTAACGGTTTGATAAGGCTCATTCCGTTAGTGGGATTATGATTCATTCCCATATAATCAAACTTACGACCTACGATTTGATCATAGGCGTAGTCAGAAAGATCCATACTATTGATCTTAGTGTTTGGGCTTAACTCTTTGACGCGCTTTAGTTTTGGTAAAACAGCACCACGATACTCATAAAGAACACCTAGAGTATCATGCTTCTTCAAATAGTCATCGTCGAGTCGATTCAGTAGCGATTCATAATGCACCGTTTGAATCTCATCAATGAATATGCCGTTTTCCAGAAACGTTTCTAAAATCTCATTAGAATCGCTCCCTCCAGAAAACGCAAGGATGAGATAGTCGTATTGATCACGAAGCTGTTTCGCTCTTTCTACATACATTTGCTTGAGTGGCATAGTTGGTTCAACTTTCCAATCTATGCCATCAAACACTTCTTCGTTGTAATGAAAGATGTTTAGTTTAGGATCATAATCTTCATTCGCTAACATCAAATCTAAAAGAGTTTCGCGATCAGAAACATAATGTCCATTGTATAGATAATAGCCGCAGTGGCTTTGTTTCAAATCATACATTATTAACGGTTATCACCTCTTCTTGTCCGTTTTCGTCAATTAAAATCCACTGAGAGTTATAGTTAGTTGGTTTTTGTTTTATAACCGAGTTAATGAATGTTTCTCTAACATTTTTGTTCGGTGTTGGAGAAGCATGAATGAAAGTGTTTGCCAAAATTCTATCGCTGAAATAATAGATTAGACGCAATTCGTTGTTACCAACGTATTCTCTATCCCACCCTTCATATCCAGGCGCATTTTTAATGTTTTCTCTAATGTTGTCTCTTATGAGAACAATTTCTGTATTGCTATACATCGTTTCCTGATCGCGTGGATCAGGTGTTGAGCTTATCGTTGAATTTATGTTTTTGATGTACACACCAGACCAGTCTTGACTTGAAGTCTTAGTGAATTTTTTAATAGCTCTAACAGTCATCTAGGTTCCCTCTAAAATCAAAACCTATTCTATGAAATGAGGTTTTGATCGAAACTTGTATTGTTGTTTAGTCGAAAATCCAAGTCTATTTATATACTTTAAACCGTCAATGAATATGTTATATATTTCTGAATTCTTATGTTCAAACATGAACATATCTCTTGCGCTAACAGAAGTAGAAATAGATTTGGGCGACATGAAAACCAAAGGATGTTTTAAATCATACAGCAGTTTGTTTAAGATTTCATTTTCAGTTTCGTCAGCATCACCGTAATTATTGATTCTTTTGTATGTGTTAACAACGTGTGCTTGTTTCCTTATGATGTTCGTTGCAGTAAAGTGAACATCCGTATAGAAATTTACTCGTTGAAAATTTTCGTCGTGATACTTAGATCCATAATCAAAGAAAGAAAGATCTACGAAAAAAACGTTAGATTTATGACCTATCCGATAGTCAAGATTTACTTTGTCGGTACCCATGATATAACAGGTATCTTTAGAGTTTTGATGTCCGATAAACTTTTTAAGATCATGCCAAAATAAAGTGTGAACGCTCCTAAATCCGCCAATATGTTTAGTCCACTCACGGCCGTGATTAGAAAGAGCAGTGAAGTTAATCTTTGGGTCGTTAAACCATTTAGTATAGTCGGCGACTGTGATTTTCGTGTTGGGTAAATTTAATCGACTAAGAGTAGGAAATACATTTTCATATAACTCTCCGTTATGATTTTCATCACTTCCCTTATAGCTATCTCGAGCCAAAGCTCCAACCACAAGAATTTCATCGATATGAATGTTGTTATAGTAAAAAGTTTCTAAGATGTTTGTAGAGTCATGCCCACCAGAATAACAAAGAATAACATACTTGTATTTGTCCCTGATGTACTGCGCACGAATTTTGTAAAGAGTATCTAATGATTCATGTGGCTCTGTTTTCCAATCTACCATACGCATTTCTTTATCATAAAAATAAAGATAACAGTTTTTACCAGAAAGAAGAGCATCTATTTGATTATTGTAAATATCGCCGTCTTCATCATAGTAGTAGATTGAATCAGTTATCATCTATGAATTCAACTTTGTATTTGGTGTTAGGATATATCGTTCTCTTTGCTCTTATCGCAGCAAGAGCTTTTTTATATGGTAATCCATAATCATAGTTCAACTTAGGTCTAAATGGAACGTTGTATATTCGGTACTTGAAATCTTGATGATCGCCTCCATCATATTCTTTTTGCATGGCTTTAACAAGTTCTGGAGTCCACATGAAAAAGTATATACTGTTATCTTCATGAATCAGCACATCATTATAGAAATCCCACTCACTAACATCGTCGTATGCATGCTCTCCAATAACAGCCACACCACCCATTTCTTCAGCGTATCTACCTGCCAATAAAGCCGATACAGAGTCTGAACCTATACCATTGAGTTTCATGAAGATATCATCGTAATAGATCTGAAGCATTTCAGCTTCGGTTTTTTGAATAACAACGGGTTTTAAACTATGTTTTTTGCAGTAGTGAAATGCGTAAGATGACTCTAGCTTGTTGCCTGGAGTATCAACGATAATTGGCGTAGGATATAGATGTTTCAGACAGTCAAACACAAACTCTGAATCCATACCTCCGCTGAGGGGAACATATAGTTTCTTACTGATCCATGAAAAATCTGTGATTGTGTCGAACAGAGCTTGTTCCCAGGTTAAAGTTTCAACTTCTTCAACATCATGCCAAACTTTCAAATCTGCTGCTGGATTTGTGAGACGCTCTGCTATATTAGTTTTCAGCCAGTTGTTTTTCGTTGCCATTTTTCTTAGTCCCAAAGACTAGATCCCAAATCGGAAAGAACACTCCGTAGTTTTTAGTAGGATCTTCATGATGCACCAAATGCCATCTACCACTAGTTAGTATTGGATACAGATTGACTTTGGGATTGTGTTCGATTGCTTCTTGTATGAATGCAGCCCAAACATAGTAGAAACCAAACAGCCACCAATGGCCAGTTACAGCAGCTAAGACGAATGTAGGAATGACTTCGGTCAGCCACTGATCGACTGTGCTTTTCCAGTTGTCGAACCAGAGAAAAGCGTTTTTCCAGTTAAGGCCTTGAATGGTAGATTGGGTTACTTGCTTATGATGATCGTTGTGGAACTTGCGCATGAACGACCACACATGCGCAAGTCTGTGCATCCAGTAGATCATAAACGTCCATAGAAGAAATACTAATGCGTAGGTCATCTATCATTAGCTGTAATCTTATCAATCATTTCTTGAATTTGTTCGTCAGTTAATGTGTCGAACTGAGTTTCTAGTTTACTCACATCAACAGTAAAAGACGTATTTTTCAGTTTGATAATATCAGACATAGATGTATCAATGTCTGGCGCTTGAACCTTTTCCAAAGTTTTCAACCACTCAATCGGTGCTTGTTTAATTATGAAATCTTCTAATTCTTTTCCAATAGGAGCTGGAATAGGAAGTGTCAGAGAAACATCAGAACGACATCTTACTGGAGTTCCATCTTCGTTGCGATTAGAATCGCTAGCCAAAAACTCTTCGGAAAGAATATCTGTCCAGTATCTCGCTACAATCAAATGATCACTGGGCCATACTTCTACGATTTTATAATGTAAGTTCATGCTATTGGTCCGTTTCTAGTTCCTGTTGCTATGTATCTAGTTATATTTGCATTGCCTGTTACAGCATTACCCTGAGAACCTGTAGGTCCAGTTGCACCTGCTGGAGCAAAACCAAAACCACCCGCTCCTGCTGGACCTGTAGGGCCCGTTGCACCAGCATTGCCTGGAGCACCCGCAGGACCAGTTGCTCCCAAGTTTCCTTGAGCACCAGTCGGTCCAGTAGCTCCAGCTGCACCACCTCCGCCACCAGCACCATTGTTGAAGTTATTGTTAAACGATCCAGCGCCACCAGCGGCGCCTAAGTTACCACCGACACCACCAGATCTTGGCGTCGCATTAGTAACGGTTCCGCCATTACCACCACCATTTGCTGATCCTGCACCAGCGTTTGCTGCTATAGTTCCAAAAGATGTTCCTCCAGCACCGCCAGGAACACCTGCGCCACCGCCACCACCAGCACCAGTATTCGCAATAACACCTTTACCGTCGGAGTATCCGCCGCCACCACCGCCGCCGCCACCGCCGCCAGATCCGCCTGGACCACCAGGTCCGCCAGGTCCGCGAGCACCTCCTGGACCGCCAGGACCGCCAGGACCAGCTGCACCGCCTGGACCACCAGGACCACCTGGTCCGCCTGTTCCACTTAAACCACCTGGGCCTCCTGCGCCACCAGGTCCGCCTGTTCCGCCAGTGAATGTACCGCCAGCATTATCTACAACTGTAATCAATCCAGTTACAGAGGGAACAGTGAAAGAAGACCCACCTGTTCCACCAGATCCACCAGCGTTGCCTGGTCCGCCAGCATTAGCAGCATTGCCTGGTCCGCCAGCATTTCCTGGCGATCCGTTATTTCCCGTGCCGCCTGGTCCGCCTGTTCCACCATTATTTCCTGGTCCACCTGTTCCACCAGCGTTGCCTGGAGATCCACCTGCTCCAGGATTACCTGGAGCGCCGTTAGCTCCATTTCCACCACCACCACCAGCACCAGAGTTACCAGGAGTACCAGTATTGCCTGGATTACCAGCTGCACCTGGATTACCTGTTGTTCCTGTGTTTCCAGCTGCACCAGCGTTTCCTGGTGTTCCTGGATTTCCGTTAGTTCCATTATTACCAGGAGTTCCAGCGTTTCCTGTATTTCCGATTCGACCTGTAATCGTATTGTTATTGTCGACGTAAACGAGCGATCCACCTTTCCATCCAGATCCTACGTCGAACGCTGGTGTTGCTGGAGAGTTAGAAGTTACACCAGCATTAATGAAGCATAGCAAGTTAAGCGGATAAGCTGGGCTTCCCGCTTGAGTATAGAGATTGACGTTCGTAGCAGCATTGCTGATCGTAACGACTTTTGTTGGTCTTGCTAATAATGCTAGAAACATGTTATCCCTTACTTAACGTCTGGGAGATAAGATCCATAAAGATTCGTACCATCAGAATAGAATGTAAACAAGTCTCTTGCACCAACTGTTGTTGTGAGCGAAGGAGCTACACCAGCAGGCCACTTGAATACACCGTTCCATGTGATAGTGTAGCTACCCGATCCACCTTGAATGACGCTTAGAATATATGTGCCAACTTTAAGATTCGTTGGAGCAGCCATCGTACGCGAAGCGCCAATAGTTACTGTAGCAACGCGACCTAGTGATGTATCCCAAGTGATCGTAGCTTGATCTGTCAGAGTCTGATTGAGGGCGTTTGAACGATCTGTGGTTGTGCCGTTGAGTGTAGTATTACCACCAACGAAAAGATTCGTTGAAACAGTAGCACGTCCAGTTACACCAAACCAACCAGTGGCGTTTGCTGTAGCTCCAGAACCACCAACAGTAAGAGTTTTAGACGCACCACCAAGAGTCGTATTACCAGAAACAGTTAGATTTGTTCCTACTGTAGCGCGCCCCGTGATTGTTAAAAGATCTGTGGTTGCATCGCCTAGATTGATGCCGCCATTTACGTTCAGGATACCGCTGATAGTCGTGTTACCAGCTACGTTAAGATTTCCGTTCGCGCTCAGGAGTCCATTAACGATAGTTCTGTTTGAGCCAGTAGTACCTAGTCGTGTAGATTGAGAAGAAACGAATCGAACGTTGGCTGTAATAGTGTTTGCATATAGCTTTGAGTTGTCAATGGCAAACTGACTTAGGCGATCAAATGCTTCGTTTGATCGTGTTCTCCATGTATCAAATGTGTTGGTTAGAGCAACGTTAGCAATTTTTGCCATTGGTTATCCTATCTTGTCTAATAGACGCTGCATGAGCGTTTTGAGTTCGTTGACTTCCTGTCTTAAGTTATTTATATCTTCAACAGCAGACTGAATTTCCTGCTGTTTTTCGCGTTTCTTTTTGTAGGCTTGCAAAGCGGTTAAGTTAGTGTTCAAAATCGCTTTGCTATCCATATCCCTGATCAGCTCAGGGTTTTCTTTTACCTTGGCATATTTCATGTTAAATCATCAGTGCTATAGCTCTCAAGTCTTTGACTCGAGGTGGATTACTGCTTGTGCTATTCGTCAGAACGATCTTAATCGCGAAATACTTAAACTTGCTATATGCAGCACGAGCAGAGTTGCGATACTCAATGATACCTGTCGAGTTGTTAGCGCCCGAACGAGCCGTATTGGTATAGTTCGGAACATCGTAAACTAGTTCAAGGAAATCATTTTTATTTTCGCTTGACGAGTAACGAGTTGCAGCAGTAAAGCCCTGAGATTCGTTAAGCTCCATTGGAATCCAACGAACGTCAGCCATACTATCATTATCTTCAGCCGCAAGGATCTTGTAGTAAACAAAGATGTTCGATCCGCTTGGCTTATAAGCCGTCAGATAAACGCGGAGATCTTCAGCGTCCTGTCCGTCTGCGAGGCCAACGATACGTGTGATATATCGTGTTTCAGCGTTTCCGCCAAACTTGACATAATCTTCTGAGCTACCGATAGCGGCGTTCGTGCTGATCAAGTTATGAGTATGATACAATGCAATACGATCAAGATCGATAGCTGGAGAAGCTACGATATTTCTTCCGTCGATCTCATACTTGATTTCCAACGATCTGTTCGTAGCCATAGTAGCAGACGAAGCAGAAGTGTTAGATTCAATGCTACGACTCAGAACATAACGTGGAGAGCTCAGCTCTGTGTCGCCGTTGATGTTCACTCTGAAGAATGAAGAGTCGCGAGCAGATGTAGATGTTGCCATCTTAGCGAAAGCACGAACTTGATTATTCGATGGAACAATCATGTTAGTGATCAGATTCATATTATCAATTGCAACGTTGTTGATAGTTACGATGCGAGCATTGTATCCACTTGTCTGACCTTTGATATACGTATCAGTCGCGAAAGCACGAGCGTTGGCAAATGCAACGCCGCTATTAACATATGAAGTATTTGCTACAATCAATCTTGTATTAGCATAGTTGATTGCATCATAGTATGTTACGCGACCAACTGGATACGTGGCTGATGTGATTCCACCAGTTGAGTTACCAGCGAGCGGCGAAGTCGTTGGGCTTGCGCCAAGACGGAAACGAACTGCTTCGCCACCACGGAACTTAGCTCCAGTCGACACGTCACGAACAACAACGTGATTTGCGCTGACAGAAACGATCTTACCAGTAGCACCAGAAGTCATACCCTGAACGAACGAGTTACCTGTAGCAGTATTACCTTTCAGTCCATTTCCTGGAGTGAACGTTCCCACCAGTCTCGTTTGACCATGAACAACTTCACCAATGCTTGAAAGAGCACCAGTTGTATTTGCGATTGTTAAGTGATCACGAGCTGGATTCTTAACGATCAACGTACCTACTGTAGATTTGTTAAACTCAGCATAGTATGCTGTGAACTTAAGATCTTCTTTTTGTTCTGGCTGGAATACTCTCTGATTCGCAGAAACGAACAGAACACCAGCGGCTGGCTGTTCAGAAACAATTGATTTGTCAATTAAATCTTTTCCTCCTAAAACAGCTGTATATACAGAGTAATAGGGACTACCAGACTCTGGAGTGATTACGATAGCATATTCAGTTTCATTCGACAAATGAACTGGCGAAGGGAAATATACTGGCGTTGCTGCGCTAGAATCCGCACTAGTATTAACTTCTGCAGATGTTAAAGTTACTCTAGAATAAGGAACAACTTTCATCGTTACAGCAGATGTAAGTGGATCTACTTCACGAATATCAATTGTAACGCTTCTGATATTATCTTTTGAAGCAAAGAACAAATCAAATTTCGTTAGATACATTCCAGAAGTTTGTGTTTTCGTAGAAAGTATGCTATTAATAAAGAAACTTTGTCCAATAGGATCGCCATGTGCTGGAACTTCTGGTGGTACCCAATCACCTCCATCGTCATTATCTTCTTCTGGAGCTGGAATAGTTCCGACAACAACCTGTCCACTTGATGTTGTAACTGAACTTGAACTTCCATATGTTGTTGAGTTCAACGCAGATTGAGTTATTTCAACAGATTTAGTTGTAACTGTAAGCGATGAAACTGTTTGAGCCAAACCTTCTGCAGTATAAGTTGCTTCACAAGATGTAACCAACTGACCAAATGATCCAGAATTTGTTGGATTATCAGTAAATCTAAGGCGTTTTGCTCCAGTTCTAAACTTCAAAGAAGAATCATTTGGCAGTTGGAACGCGCCATAAGCAGTGCCATAAGCATCTGTTACAAAAGCAGAACCAGCAGCAGCTGCAGGAGTAATTGGTGCTCCTGTTATCGTTTTAAGACCAGAGGTAAACTCTGCTTCTGTAAGTGGTGTAACATATGCATTAACATCAACTCCGTCAAAAAATCCATAAACGCGAATTGATGGCATCATTCCTTGCATCTTGAAGAGAATTTGACGCGAGCGCATGTATGGGATGATTGAAGTATCTACTACGATATTACCATAAGATGCGGTCGTTGTAACAAATCCGATACCAGTTTGTTCGCCAGTTTGCGTTGTAATAGTAGGAGTAGCATAGTAATTTTGAGTTTGAGTATCCTGATAGATGATTTGAGAACCATCTATCTGAGTAACAGCATATGTACCGCCAACATTATTTGTCGCGCTTCCTACCAGAACAGGAGAGCCTGTAAAGCTAGTAATAGGTGCATTCCAATTTGCAGGCCATGTTGATGCTAGGTATTCCCATGAGTCCGTATTTAAATCAATTGTAATATTCGTATCTGGACCTTCAACCGTATCACACCAATAATCGTTATCAGGAAGAAGTGTTAGTGTACCAACGAAATTCCAAATAGCACCAGCGCAGTTTCTTGTTGTTGTAGCGTATGGTTGATTAACAAGAATTTTGTGCGAGTATGGAAGCGTTACGAGTTTACCAGCAGTTGTTGCTGTTACAGATGAAACATTTGCTGATTCACTTCCGCCAACAGCACGATTTCCAACTACAGTAGCTCCAGCTGCAAAATTAACAATTGCATCCTCAACATACAACTTATTTCCAACCCTATGTCTAATTGTAGCGGATGGTGTGCTACCAATTTTTACTTCGGTACCAGGAAGGAAAGCTGATGATGATGGTGTAGAAGAAAGAACAATAACTTGATCTCGCGACAAACCAGCAGGCGTTACGTTCGTGCGAACAACGTTTGCTGAGTTGGCAGTCATCACGAGTGGCGTTTCGTCGTTAGTGAAACGTGGGCGCATTTCGCCCTTAGTAGGATCAATAGCAACCTTGTAGTCTAAATCAAACACGTTACCGACAGCATGTGTCGTGAACGAATCCACGAGGATACCGTTCTTGAAACGATCTAAACCGTTGGCGTCTTGAACAAGCAAGTCTTGTGCTGACAGTTCAAGAAGAGTCAGTGATGTGTAGTATTCAAGACGATCGATGCGCTCCGCAATCTTACCAATATCGCGCATTGTATAGCGACGATTGTTGAACTTGCGGAACTTGTTAGCCTGATCTGGACGTCCAACACGACGAGCCAGAACTGGAGGAAGTGATGGATATGGAGCAAGCTCGATAGAAGCCATAGCCATAACATCATTAGGAGCAGGAGGCGTCGCAGGTCTAACTGCAGGAACACCCTTAGTGACTACAAGACTTCCGTCAGTATTCAATCCGATGATATCAACACGACGCAGATAGTATTCAAGATCTGTCGTAAAGTCCTGGCCCGTAGGTGAGAAGTGCAAGCCACCTGAAGGAAGAACGAATGTGTTCGATGTTTTAGGATTGGTAGCAATAGTGCTTGAAGAAAGTACAGTCACAGAATTAGCTGTATCTGTCATGCGTGGGCGGAAATCTACGCAATCACGAAGATCGTATGAGATACCTGTAGAAGGTGAAATATATACAGGAATTTCATATGTAAAAATTTTACTTGTGTTTGTTGCAGCTGTTGCATCGTCAACTGGATAAGAATCATACGAGAAAAATCCTGTTGGATTTACCCCGTGTGTAAAGTAATCAAACTTAACAAGCAAACGATCGCCAGAAGCGATAGAAAGCGCGCTTGATGATTTCTTAACTAGACGAGAATGGCTATAATAACTATCTAGCATACCACTGTCTAGTGTAAAGTGTGATGTTACGTCTGTACCTTCAGTTGCAGAAGCGAAGTCAGCGCTGCTCTTCTTACGAACTGAAATAAGTTTGAAACCATCTGACAGACCGAGCGACCACGGACCAGTTGTATTGGCTGTATATCCAGACCCACCACGATTACTGCCGACATGAATCTGTACAAGTCGATTGCGCTGAACGGATTTAGACTGTTCCTGCCCATTAATTTTGTTTAACGTGGAAACAATTGTTGCACTAAGAGTAGTAGTTAAAGTTTCGTTGATATCAAACGTTGCACCAGTTGATGATGTAATATTGATAGAACGAGCTCCATCTTTTCCAACACCAGCAAAGTCAAGAACTTGACCAGGGAAAAATCTTTTAAAGAACGATTTACCAGAACCAGTAACACCGTTTACAGGTCCAAGAGTTGTAATCGTAGAACCACTAACTGTGCTTACAATAAACGTATTGCTGACTGAAGAAATATAAATCGCGTCTCCAGGATTTACTTTACCATCAATCGTAGCACTAGCTGTTATTGTATTTGATCCATTGGTCGTAGAAAGCGTTTCGCTGAACGTTGTAGTATTGGCGTATCCACGAGAAACGACATAAAAATCTGTTCTTGTAGCAGCATCGCTTAGAACACCAGAACCGTCAAACGTTCCATCACTAAGGGTTAATGTAGCTATTCCGCCTGTCGTAAAGGACACATTGTTCGAAACATAGAACGAATAATCGTTTCTAACGGTTCCTGATGTGGTGCGCAAACGCTTAATAGCTTGGGCTGGAAGACGGAAAACTGCACGATCAAATAGAGGATCTGAAGTGTTGGCATTTAAACCATTAGATCCAACAATATCTGCTTTACCATAAACAGTACTACCGCCGCCATTGTAACCAATAGACTGCACAGCCGTGAACGACTGACCTGCAGCCATTGTTACGTCAGTAAGATATAGCTTGTACTGTGCGCTTGGAAGCCCAGGAGTTCCGCTGTAGTATTCGATACCACGAACACGAGCTGTACCAATTTGAGAACCAGAGAAAACAGTTGTTGAGTAGTTTCTTGAGCTAACGGCATCAGCTTGCGCTGAACGCAGAGAAACGATGCTCTGTTGATTTACATCCCAGTTACCAACAACGTTATCTACAATAACATAGTTGCCATAATCAACTAGCGCTTTTGCAGACTGTACTGCTTCTGAATCTGTTGCTTTTTGAATATTTCTGCCAATAGTAGCAATACGTTCGATATCATACCCTTTAACGTATGCTTTTCCTGGCTCAGCAAATACAACTAGGAGTTGATTGTTGCCGCCTTCAGCCGAAGTCAGTACCCCTTGATTGTTACCAGTTTTAAGGTGTTCTTTTACGTTAATCTCGAATCCATTTACAACGTAATCACCAGATTCATCCGCGGTACGTTTTGCGATGTAATCGCGAATTTGAGAATACTGCGGACGTGTAGAAATCGACTGAACAACGCCATCCTTAACTTGGAAAAGCTCAACGAATGTGTTAGATACTGTAGCAGTAAGAGCAACAGAGCGAACGTTGGCCGTAAGTTTAAGACGAGCAGCACCAGGAGCGGCATAGTTGTATGAACCGCTCGCTGGATCAAGCAGTGATTCATCGGTTGTTTCTGTTACAATAGTTTCTGTAATATCAAAACCAACACGAGCTGACGCGGTTGTCGATTGATAATTACTTACAAGAACAGTTTGTTCTGGAACACGAATAAAGTGATCTTTGGCATAAACAATACCAGTATTAAATGTGACTGCGGCCCCAAATCCAGTCGCACCAGATGTGATTGAGTTTGCTGAGTAAATCGTTCCACCACCAACTGTTCTGATGATTTCGTTATTAGCGAAGAAACGATATCCAGTTGAGTTGTTGGCTGCAATATATTTAACATACAACGTTTTATAGTTTGGTGATGTAGATTCTGAACCGTCTTTAACTTTAACAACTATACCAAGAACACCAGACGTTGCACCTTTAACGATCTTATTAGAAAAATCGCTAACTGTTACTGTATTACCAGTTGAATTGTTGTTGCGCAGTTTAACGAAACTATAACGAGTATCGTAATTAGTTTCAAGACCCTGAACGGTTGAACCTTCTCTAAAAATATGCGAAGCGAAACGATCGATCTGATTTTGAAGGATCGTTTGCATCTGCGTGAGTTCGCGAGCCTGCACAGCCAATCCTGGGCGGAACAGAATACGATGGAAGTTTTTAGACTCATCGAAATCGTCGTAGTAAGGTGATACGTTGAAGTTCGTTGAGAGCGTGACGTTATTAGCTTCTGCAGCCATGATACCTTCCAATTAGTATTTAATTGCTATTTTGAAATCTTCTGTCTGAGCAGGATCGCGGAGAACAGCTTCTCTATTTTCAGTATATATGACAAAACCAGTGTGGGGTTTTGTAGCAGGTTTCGTTAGTGAAACTACGTTGGCTGTGATAGATGAAGTCAATCCTGTCAATGTTTCTCCAGGAGTAAACGATCCACCAGTTCCATTGGTTACTACACGAATGACTTTCGCGACACCTTTGGTTCTAGAAGCATTTGAGTTGGCAAAATAAACAAGTCGTGCCTTTGCACCGCTCGTTGATCCAACTACAATTTCATCCTCAACGAAATCGCCCGTAACTAACTCTACACCTATTCTGGTTGTCTGATCGATAACAGTAGAGTTGGCATATGAACCGTTAGCAAGAATAGGATCTCTAAGAATACCAATCAAACGGAAATCGTTGTTTGTTGGGAACGTATTCGATTCTGATCCGCTAGTGCGAATGTTCAAGAAGATAGTCGTTCCACCAAGCTCGTCGACTGGATCTGATCCATGACCGTTGAGTGGTGAAATGATAGGACGAGCCGTTGCACCAAAACCATGCGAAGAGTTAGCAGTAATCGTAGCATTCGCTGACGAATACGAACGACCCTGATTAATTATGGTGATCTTACGAACACTACCACCAGTCGTACTTGATACATACGCAGTCGCGCGCGAAGTAGTCGTTCCACCTGAATCGCCACGAATAGTAACGAGCGGAGAAATCACATAACGACTTGATGTGGTAGGCGTGACAGTAAAAGCTGAGTTAACAATTAAAGTGTTGTTAGATCCCCAATACTTTACAATTTTACGAAGCTCTCCCGCGGCGGGTCCTTCACTTATAAACAAACCAGAACCAACATAAGTTCCGTCGATACCAGAAGAAGTTGACTGCAATTTCATTACTGTTGTACTCGTAACAGTGTGAAACGTATTTGTTGTATGAAGATATCCAGCGCCGTCAGCGATAACCTTAACGTGATGAATTGAACCGTTACCCGATGTGCGAGCGTTTTGTTGCACCGTCCACTGCGCACTATTACTGCTGGATGTTAAAGTTTTAACTGGCATATAATCAACAGTCAAAAACTGAGTGCGTTCTCCAGACTCGATGGTATACATGTATTTCCAACGATATCCATCGGCTGTCGTTTCGATAGATGTTCCAGTTGTCGTTGGTTTTACAGTTGAGTTGGCTCCACGATTATTATCAATGCACTTATACACATTGTAATCGTCCGTCATCATAAAGAAACGGAGCGATCCAGGCGCAGCCGTCAATGAAACTACTGCTTTATCGTCCCACTCATTGTAAAACGTATTATTAGCCCAATTGACGCGAGGAATGGCATGAGTCGCATCTGAAGACTGAATTTTCTTCATGGATGTGATGTCGTCAACTAAATCGTAGTTAACGTTGAAGTAACTTGGCGTTACAGCTGGAGGTTGAGATTCAGAAAACGTCTTACGAATATAAGCGTTTGCTCCAGTTGTGTTAGCGCCAGATGGTCTCGGTGTAACAACAATAGTTTGTGCAGTCGGAATAGAGTGAACACGAACTACTGTCGACTGACCAGTAATACCAATTCTATCACCAACGGCAAGCTCTGTCGTAAAGTATGTGCCTATGCCTACGATAGTATTAGAACTCGTCGTCGTTTTTACAGTCCCCGCGATAGGAATCGCATTAGCATATTGTTGAGGTTTCCCGATGAAAAAGTAATAGCGAGTAGGTGCTGCTTCGTTCAGTCCCTCAAGGAACTGTTGGGCGTTCAGCACTCTAAATCGACGAGGTACTAATCCTGGCATTATGCAGACGCAGTATAAGTTACGTTAACAACGTCACCGTTACCAATGGTCTTATCGCCACCTGTGAACAGACCTGCTGAGTAAAGTGAACCAGAGTATCCACCCTTAGCCGCAGCTAGACCAGTTCCAGTGTTAGCCATCAGGAACGTACCTTTGATTGTGTTGGCTGAAGTAATCGAGAACACAGCAGCTGTTGAAGTCGCCTTCGAGCCGCTTGATGCTGCTGAAAACGATGGTGGGCGACGAGTTGTCTGTGAGTAACCTGTGAACTCAGTCCAGCCCGTATGTGAGTTAGCTGTATCGCCAGCAGCAACAGCAGTATAACCTGTTGAGCTGATCAGACCAAGAAATACTTTTCCAGTGTATGCAGAACCAGCTAGATACGTATCTAGAAGATGATTCTTGCCCTGAGTTGTAACAAGATTACTAAACTCTTCTTCCCACTTTAGGTTTCCATGCGCATCAAAACATTGTGCAACATACTTACCTGTTACATTAACCTCTTCCATATTACCTGCTCCTCTAACGACTGTAGCGTCGGCGTGAGTTGTTGATTTGATTGATTCTGTCATAATGCTTCCTATCCGTATTTATAACTAGATTTAGGACACAGTAGCGTCAACTGTATCGTATAGATTAATTGTGATATCACCAACTGGAGTGCTTTGCTCAGAAGACACTAAGTTATCTTGATAGTTCAAGATCAATACGCCAAATATTCCGTTGGCCGTAATCGTCGCGTTTTCTGCAACAACAGTCGTGATCGACTCTGATATTGAAGTATTAGCGATAAATGTAGCATCAGGAGTTTCAGTAGGAGTGATAGATTCTGAAGCAAACGTATTAGCAATAAATGTAGCATCAGGAGTTTCAACGGATGTAATTGATTCCGTGATGTTTGTATTAGCAGTGAATGTTGCGGTGTGTGTTGCATCAGTCGAAACAGAATCAGTTACGCTCATACCGTAATTGTATTCTGCTGTCGCTGTTTCTGTTACCGCCGCCGTAATAGGCTCTCTCACTACGCCGCGAGCAACGCTTGGCGCTTCGTCGATAACTGTGATATTTACATTCGCAGTCGAGCTAATAACGTAATCACCGAACAACTTGACGCCCGCTGGATGAACGAGAGCCTTAATGATATCACGATACTTACTCAGCATCTGATTGACGCGAATAACGTATGAAAACTCTTGATAGTAGAAGTTATCTTGCAGCTTATTGTTCCAGCTCAGGAAACCTTTAGTGTCGATATAACGACCTGGGAACGAAACGAAACCAGATGGTCTGGCTGTTCCAAAACCTGAGTATGTTTTCTTGCGATTCAGAGATCTATTGCTCGATGCTCCATTCGCGAAAGAGCTGCTTAAAGTTTGAATGATTGCCGCATTAGACTGCGTCAAGTTAAAGATTGTAGCATCTTCATACTTGTTAAAGTTTGAGCCAGAAGTTGTGACGCGGATTTTCGAAATTGAACCAGGCGCATTATCTGCTACAACAACTGCATTGTTACCGTGGAAATTGCCATATCCATCTGATAGATTCAATCTTCTAATGAAATCATCTACGATTGTAATCGTAGGTAGCGAAGTGCTGTATCCCTTACCTGGATTAATAAGAGTGATTGCGTTGATTGAATAGAGCGATGTGGTACTGAATGTAAGAGCACTGACTAGTCTCGTGCTAACATTCGCAGCAGCCAAACGAATGTATGCGTTTGCGCCTGTTACATTTTGGAATGGTGTTTGCGTAGAAACGAACGAATTCGCACTAGTGATGGAATGAACGCGGGCAGTATTAGCTACGCCAAAAATGCGAACGATATCACCAACTTGCAACTGCGAAGTAAAGTTTGTTCCAATTCCTGAAATAGTATTGGAAACACTCGATGTTGCAACAGTTCCTGTTAGTTTAGTTGCAATTCTAGCTGTATTCGCTCCGCGACGAACAAAGAAAGATGGCGTATCAAGGCGCACATCTTTCATTGGGCCAATGAGATCTGTATTGATCGAAAGACCTGCAATAGGTTGAGATGTATATGATTCAACCTTTGCTTCGAATCCCGACCCGTTGCCGCCACTTACGAAAAGTCTAGTATTTTCTCTTGTGTATCCAGAACCAGCTTTCGTGAGTCTAACAGTGACTGCGCTTTTATTGGTAACTTCTGTGATAACGCCAGTCGCGTTTTCAGTAGAGCCAGCGCCGCTGATTTCTACGCTATCTCCTAAGTTATGAAATGCACCACCGTCGGTTACATCAATTCCGACGATAGATCCAACTTGAGAGCTGACTGTCGTGAACTCACTAGTATTATCTGCGTTGATTACTCGTTCGCCATCGTTAAATGTTCCCACTATGTTACGAACAGTCATATCATAAACGAGAAGACCGAGAGCTTCTGTAGCGATAATATCTTCTACGAATGCAGTGGCTCCAGAAGTTACGCCACGAATGCGCTTACCTTGTAGCGTTCTTGGATTAATGTTAGACGGAGAGCCAACGCGAAGACGAGTTTCCTGTACCCAACGTCCGTCAGACGCGCGAAGGATATCGTCGCCAGGATAATAAAAATCAATTTCTTGACCGAAGAGCGCACGGAAAAGGAAACGATATGACTCTTGCGAACCACGAGTACGATAGAACTCGCGGATGTGTTTAGTCAGCAGACGCTTATTAGCCAAAACGTCTTTAGGAATGTTGATCATAAACTGTTTGCGGAAATATTCTACAAACGAATCAATAGTTCTGTCGATGTCTTGATTGTCGCGAATCGCACGAGCGGCATTGATTGCTTTTCCGCTCTGCTCCATATACTCGAAGTATGCCTTCATGAAGGCAACGAACTGAGGTCCTTCTTCTCGAATGAACCCAGGTAGCTGAGTTTCAATTTGAGAAGATATCTTTTTCAAAATTTCTTCAGCACCCACGATTGCTTTAGCATCAGTATTTGCGTCTGACGCATCACTGGTGGTAATAGATTCTGTGATACTATCTGTAAATGTAGTCATTAGAAGCTATACAACCTGATTGATGGTGTTTGAATAGTAGCTGTTTGTCCGATAGTTTCAATATTCGAAGCTGTAGCCACAGTTCGATTAGTCTTATCGTCAACGATATCAACACGGGTTTGAGAAATCAACAAGATCTGATTTCTAACAGGACTGATGTTTGGTGAAATTGGCGAAACGAAAACAGAAACGCCAGATCCGCTGTATGCGGATGGAAGGAACGAACTGATGTTCACTATTCCAGCTTCATACTCAATAGTTCCTGCCGAGAAGTTAGTATAAACTCTACCAAGGCGCCCAGCGCCAGAGCGATAGTATGTTCTTAGTGTGCCAAATCCGTTGTCATCAAAAAACGACTCTTGATCCTGATAAGTGAACGACGATGAAGTTATAGATCCATATCCTGGATGGCGCGCAACTCCGCTAATCAGTTCTGGAGTACCTAGTCTCTGAATGCCATTGTTGAAGTTGATTGTATAGTTGCTAGAAATCGCTAGATTAGGAACGAACTGTTTTCTTAAACGAATATTAGCGTTGGTTGTTCTGATAGACTCATCTGTTCCGTCAACATAGTCAAGGAAACGTGAGTATCTAAAGCTCTTATTGAATGTCGATAGATTCGTAGATTCAAACTGAATAACACGAGCTGCAACAGCACTAGCCAATTCGCCAGGAGTCAGCGTCGTAAGTGTTGGATCGTATCTGACTGTTACTTCTGGAACGATGTAGAGATAGACTGGATCAACGACTTCGATGTCGATTGACTGCACGTTGTATTTACGAACAGCATTAACGATTTCTTGTTTTCTGTTTTGTGAAAATACAGTTGACGTTTTTGGCTTGGCAGATACAAACACTTTACCATAGATAGGCGGATCGTTTTCTTCGCCACCCCAAACAGAAATAGCTTGAATGTCTGGATTTTGTTTCAGAAGGATACGCTCATAATCCTCAGATGTTACTGTGCGATTTTGTGTTTCATAGATACGCGGAGCATTAAATCTGACTGATTCAATATCTTCGATAGAAGCACCACCAGAAGATCTTCCGATTGGAACTACAGTGATTCCGCTTTGTCCATTGATAGTCGTGTTAACGAGATTGAATGTGTTCGCGCCATTAGGAGCAGATCCGTTGCATACGCGATACGAAACTGTAATGATAGAAGATGTCGTTGGCTGTTTACCAAGCACATTATCGCCAAATGAAATCTTATATTTTTTCTGACGATCAGCTTCAATAAAGAAAACTTGAGACGAAGAGTTGGTAGTCATCAAGTCGTCAGCAGGAATATACGTTTGAACGTTTCCGCTGGCTGTAACTGAAACAGTGATACTTGTTGTATCTACATTTTCGTTAGGAAGAACAAATGATTGATTAGCAGTTCTGTTATAAACGAAACGATGTGTAAGTGGTGTTCCCTCTTTGATTTCAACGTATCCAGCAAATCCACCAGCACTATTGGCTGTAATTGTATATGTTTGTGGTGTTACGAACACATAGCTCGTTCCATTGACAGTCGTAGTGAACTGTGTGTTTTTAGGAACTTGAAGAGAAAGTAATGAAGAGTTAGCTGTAGTTGCAGTAAAAATCAGCTGAACGTTTGCTGTAGAGCTACGAGCAGAAGTTGGCATATAGCCAAGAGACTTGGCATGAGACACAACGCTATCATACAGCTGAGCTGTATCGATGAATCCCTCGTTCGTAGCCATATTCGTATAGAATGCGTTCAGATATGTGTTATACGCAAGCACATCGAGCAACGTACCAAGCGCTGAATCGCTGAAGTCATAGTCAGTAAACTCTGGCTTAGATGCGATATAGTTTCGCAGATTCGAACGAATAGAATCGAAGTCTAATCCAGTTACTACAAGATCGGTAGTCGTTGCCATTAGCGGACCTTATTGAGATTGATGTCTAGTGTTAGTTGATTCAGAGTCGTGACGTTTCGGAATCTAATCGTAACATACAACTCGTTACTATCACGATTTTCAGTAACGGTTACAGGTTTCGACTCTCCGCTAATATCAGCTCTAGGCTCAAAGTTTTCGATCGCGTTAACAATCAAGTTCTCAAAGTCGCTAGCCGCGATATCATCAAAGTTCTCGAACAGCCTAGAGCGAATATTTCCACCATAGTTCGGAAGAAACGGACGCTCGTAAGTATTAGTCAGAATCAAATTCTTCAAGGCCTGCTTTACAGCATCATCATCTTTTTTAATCAGCAGCTTTCCCGTCGATGGATGACGACGAAACTGAAGATCAAAATCACGGAACGTGATCTTTTTGAGTGAAGCTGGTAGCGGTCTTTTGTTATTCATTGCTTTCCCTTTTCGTTATTTATTCAGGAAAAAAGTCTTGACAATATAACCAAAGACCATTATAATAAGAACTGTGTTCAGGCGGTCGTAATAGCTGTATTCGCTCTTGCTGCTTCGATAGCTTCGTCTTCCTCAATAATAGCCAACGCTTCTAGAACTGGAGTTGTAGGCTTGATTCGTGGATGCTTCTTAACTAGATCCTGATATGAATACTTAGTGAGCTTGCTATAGTCAACTTGACTCAATAGCTCCTGAGTTTCCTTTTCGATCTTAGCACTGATTTCCAATCTTCTCTTTTCCTGCAACTGAGTTGTAGTATTACGACCGTATCCACCTGAACCCCAGTTAACTGTATTAGCATTACCATTTAGCTTTTGATTGTAGGAAGTTTTAGCAGCAGAGTCAGCTGTAAGATTCGTTTGCGGCGCGATAGTAGAACGGATTCCCATGAACTGTGACAAAGGCTGCTTGAGTGTAGCCATAGCAGATCCAGCAGCAGCTTCTGCGAACAGATTTTTAAGTTGCACTGGCGGCTTTGGTTTAGGAGGATTAGCTGTTTTCAGCGGCTTCATTGCGTCAAGAACTGGTGTGATACCTGGAGCGGATAGCATCTTAATCGCTCCTCCAGCCATAACCATATTAGGAACCATGCTCTTAATGTTAAATCCCTTACCCCCAAGCGCACCAGCGATTGCTCCAGCCACCATATTAGATGCTAGTTTGTTTACGTTGATCATCGGGAATGTGCGAGCGATGTATGCAGCTTGAGCCGCAAACGCAGCTGCATTACCTGCAACAGCAGCAAGATTCGCGACTTCGGACTGTAGATTAACAGCTTTAGCAAGCTCTCCTACACCAGGAATGTCGGATAGGAAATTACCTTTAACTGCTGCGAAGATAAGTGACGCTGGTCCTTTGACGGCTACATCAAGCAACGTTTTAACTGCTACGATTTGATTTACGATATTGGCTGCTCCACCAACATTAAATGGAAGCTGCTTGGTTACGTTTCCGATAACAGCTTTAACTGCTTGAACTGGCGCATCTAATCCAGGCGGAAGGAAGTTACTAGCTAGACCAGCGACTGCTCCTACAGCTCCGCCCGCAAGAGCACCTTTAATTGCGCTTTCAATTTGATTTTTTGATGTGTATTGGGGCCCGCAGAAGGGATCATTAACAGCAGCCAATGCACCATACAGCGCTCCACCAATCGCTCCACCCAACACGCCATCAACGTCTCCTGTGAGAGCTGCTATTAGGCTTGGATCCATTTGATACACTGGAGGAACAAATCCTAACGGATCACTCAGCATAAGTGAAACGTTGCGTGTATCTACCAGATCGACGTAGCCGCGTGACAAATCGTCCAACTGATCTACAATAAGATCAAGCCCAGTATACTGAACTTGTTTACCACATAAAACGAATACGTCTCCTGGAACAACATTAGGATAACGCATTCTTAGTCGAGTGTCAATCTGTAGCTGATCCATGTTATCCTAAAATTGTGCAGGTGTAATCGGTTTGATTGGTTGATTTATTGGTTCTTCTTTCTTTTCGTCAGACATAATTAATCTCCTTATTTTTATGATGGATAAAATCCACCTATGCCAGGGATAAGTCCAGCAGTATCGATCTTAGAACCATCATCCGTTTCAACGAGTAATTTACCGCCAGCGCCAATACGAACGTCGTGATCTTTCGAAAAGATGCCAGCTTTGTATCCTGAAGCGGCCATCAAGGCTCCGCCACTACCACTGCTTATGATATTAATAGCATATTCATCTCGAATAAATGTTCCTAATTTAGCGTTTGACTGTATCTGTGATTCTGACTTTAAACTCATAATATCAGCAGAAGCGATACCCATCTGACCCCCAGAGCCAAATCCCATACCGCCTGCCGATACAACTTGATGCTCGCCACCAGTGAGCGTTGCGTTATGTGAAGCTACGATCTGTGTGTTTTCGCCACCAATCGTTTGTTTATTATCCGATCCAACAGACTCCGTATTATTTCCACCAGTAATTGTTTCACGATCGCCAGATGTACGATGCGAAGTCTTACCGTTGACTTGAACGCGCTGATCACCACCAAACTCCATGATATTTTTGCCAGCAGCTTTTACCTTAAAGTCCCCGTGAGTAACGATCTCGTAATCACCGCGAACTTCATGTTTCAATTTTCCTGTAACGTGCATGCAAACGTCACCAGCAATAATTACGCTGAAGTTTCCAGTAACAACTTGATCTATACCTTTATTGAAGATCTGTTGTTCTTTTCCTTCTACCTTCGTAATTCTAACGCCGTCATCTTTAATTTCAATGCGCGTTCCTGAAGCGTGACGAATATTAATACGCCTATCACCAGGCGTGTTATCGTATTCGACCATGTGACCAGCTTCTGTGGTTACAACATGATTTCCTAGATATTGGGATTTTTTCCCGCCTGGATCTTCTTCGTTAATTTTTGCCATAATTTATCCTATCCTATACTAAACTACCAAATGTTGAGTTTGTAGGCAGATTATCAGTATTAACTCCTGTCGTGCCTACAACAGCGTCAGATAATGCTTGCGTTTCTTGCTGTGCCTTTTGTACATCGCCTAACAAATCTTGAGCTTGATCAGCTGATCCTAATGTCAAATCATATGTATCTTCTGCATCATCGCTTCCATCTGTAGCTCTAAACGCATGTTTTCCTGGTGGCAATGCTGCATCTTTTACTTTTGTTTTTTGATCGCTCGTTGGTCTAGGATCTTCAGACCTTTCTTCATTACCAGCAGCAAGAAGCGTGGTTGATGATTGATCGTCGAGCGTAGGATGAACAGAGGGAAGTGGCGTTAGTCCATTCTTTCCGCCAAACAGCAGATTAATCGAGTTCATTAATAAACTAAGTCTAGCATATCGCTGGCGCAAATTATATTGCTGCTGAGAAGCTGATTTTCTTGTAGGCGGCGCAGTAATAATAAGCTCATTGACTGTATCGTCAGAAGCAATGATTTGATTTGTTGCGATATCGTATACGATAGCCTCTACGTCATACGTTCCTGGATATAGCGGAGAGTCAAAACGCAGCTTCCACTCATTGGGCGTTTTCGTTTCGTCTAGTCCAAGATTACCTTCGAACAGTCGATATGGAACATAGTTCACATAGACTTCAATCGACTCCTTCGCTTTTCCAGGCGCACTGAAACGCTGGAACTCTACGGTCCCTGTGAGCGTGGGAGTAGTATTAGAAGTCGTAAGTTTCTTTACGGTTATTTTAGCCATATTACTTCTTTACGTTCGATCCAGATCCAGGCGCATTATCGCCAATATTCTTTTTCGTTTGAACATGTGGAAGCGATCCAATAATTACTGGAATCTGCTCGCCGTCATCATCCATAAAAAATCCTACGACTTTACTGTTCTCGACTAATCCTGTAGGACTGCATCCCGTTCCGCTAATGCTTGCTGAAGTCGTTGGAGTCATAACATACGCCCAAGGAAGTTCTTTTGTTGGGAGTTTGCTTTTATCTTCCGTATGTCTTCCGTGAATGCGAATCTTTACGCGCCCAATCTTCAGCTCATCTTTCTCACCTGAGAACTGTCCTGTGCCACGATCTTCAACAGTGGCGATAAACCACTTCAAACCGCTCTGACCAACCATTGATTTGAATAGTGACATTAAGAAGCTACTCCAGAAGGTGATGATTGTTTATTGGCGTGAGAGTCAGACTTACACTCAAGAATGCAGTTATATTTAACGTCCTGCACTTCTTTATATAGCACGTGTCGGACTGACGTTACGAGGAACGTTCCCGAGCGGGGATCAAGTGAAGTGCCGTCTTGGTTAGATGGAATATTCAATTTAATTTTAATTCCAGGTTTCAGTGAAGTATCACCAGGAACGCGAACGTTCATAATGAGATTGTCTAACTGCAATGCAGCCGACGATTGTGCGGCGTGTTCTGGAAGAGTGCGCTTATATTCTACAGCCTTGGGATCGCGCGCTTTTACGAATCCGCTATCCTTTGCTGATGCGCCTGGTGCAACGATGAAGGAACGAACAGCGCCAGTCTCAGATTTTTTATCTTCAGTCAGTGTATCTTTTCCTGTATGATTTCCCTCACCAGCGCCATCGCGCTTGCCTTTCTTAGGAACTGAGTCGATTTTTCCTACGAGCGGATCATAATAATAAACATGCTCTGACTCAGCACCATTTTCAGTTGATTCATTTCTATTAAAATCTTTTGCCTGATCGAACGAGATAATATTCTTTGATTCGTCTGACGCTCCTGCGCTTCCGATATTCTGACTGGCGTATGCGAACGTTGCTGTCTCAGATCCCTTGAGCATAGCGTCGATTGTCTTGAAGTGATATCCATCGCGATCTTGCCAATACAGATAGTTCGACGCTTTGGATTCGGAAGACATACCTTCCTTAGCAGCCCAACGAATCGCAGTCGTGGGAGAGCGACCAGTTCCAACGTAGCTCTGATTCCCCTGCGTTTCTTCGTTAGTGACTAGATCTTTTTTAATTGTATTTGTTTCTTTTACATAATCATCATGCCATTCTTTCACCATCTCAGATATCTTTTTGCCGTTATATGCTTTCGCGATATCCTTACGGTGATTATCAATCATTTCTTGGGGAACGCCGACGATGAGATACATATCGAGATTATCTTTCGCACGAATGCGATCCGTGACGCGCTCGACCTTGAATTTCATACGGATTGATTCGCCTTTGCGAGCAGCGAAGTTGATAGATATTTCCTCGCCGCCCTTCAGCTTCGCGCGCTCGTGGAATCCGCTACCATCGGATAGCGTAATATTGCACGATGCTGCTGTCGAGTAAACGCTCTCGAAATAATCTAGCTGAGTGACAAGGTTTTTAATATCGACGTTGTCAACCGTGCACTCATTAAATATACCGCCGCCTACATCACTCATCTTACAAACGTGCCTTCTTCAAAGATATATGGGTGCTGTTCTTTAATCAGCTGCAGATAGTTCAAGTCAATTAAATATATGTGACGTCTTTGCTCATTTAAATTGTTTTCATAATCAAACACAGAAACAGATTTTCTTTTATCTGCTGCCAGCGTGAGATATGTGGTATAGTCCACTTCTAATGTTCTTTCAGGCAAAATGCGCTGAATGCCGTTCTCAACAATCAATCCTTGTGACTGCAAAATCTGCTCGTAATGATGAACAGTTTGATAAGCATTTCGAACGGTGCCATATTTTTGAGCAAGATAGGAATTGAACTGCTCATAGGAAAGTGGCCACTCATAATATGGATCATGAATTTCGTTGGCTAACAGAATCAGCCAGTCCATAGTTTCATCGTCGTAATAATCGTATGCTACTGTATCTGGACGCTCGCCATCCTGAACATAGTATTCGTCGAAGTTAACTCCAGCGTTTCTTACGAAATTAGCCACAGAAAATCTACGAGTGATATCTGTCACTGCAATAGTTTGCTTCGTTCCAGGAATGCGATAGGGAATAGTAGGATGGGCTCTAAAATAAAATGCCATTTATCTTCCCTCTTGTTCTGGATTTAGTCGAGGTAAGGATCCATCCATTGTGCTAGGAACATTATCTGCTCTTCTATGCTGTATGATATTTTCTCTTCCAACTGGAGCAGGTGGTGTTGGCTGATTGCGAAGTCCTCTCGTAAGAGTATTCTTCGTGATAACTTCCGTTTCCTTAAATGATAGTGACAGAGTAACTTCTGCTGGAGCAGGAATACCACTGCCGTCAGCGTCACGAATATATGCTGGGAATCCCTGTCCGTGATAGTCGATACGAACGTCGGTACATACTGATGGCTCAAGCTCGAACAGATATGATGGATGACGGAATTTAATTTTAAAGAACTCAGGATATTTAAAGAATAATCCACCAGCGAGATATTCTGGATGCGAGTAAAACTTAAACATCTCGCAAATTAAATGAATATCATTTGATTCTTTTCTGCTTCGTGGAGATAGTTTCCAGCTGAACGTATGATCGCGGAAGCCAACGCCTGTGAATAATACAACCTTATGTGGATTAACCGCTACGCCGCCTAGCACTTTTAGTGCAGCATTTACGCCTTCAGCGCCGACACCAGGAATAGAAGCGGCTTTAGTGGCTGCTACAGTTGTTGCTAGGCCTGCGGCTCCATTTTGTGCAGCCGTTGCTATTGCGCTACTGGCTGTTCCCATCTGTGCTTCTGTTTCCAGATCGCGATTTCCATACATGTTGCGATCAAATGGTTTTAGTGCTGCACCAGCCGCTGGTCCTAAATCTTGCTCAGTATATTGTGGATTATAATCTGTAGATAAGCTGGAGGGCATTGGCAGTCGAATCGTGCCGCCATTAATTATACTTCCTCTAGCTCCAGGCAGACTGCTAGCAATAACATCCGTCGCGAAACCTTTTGTTTCTTGCGCAACGAATTCAATCCAGTGATCGTTATCAACTAGATCTTCTGGAAACTGAACAGAGGCACCAGCATATGGATCTGCTGTTGAAGCAGATTTACCCATAAGAGAATAAAGCGAAGCGCCTGCAGCTATAGCTAGTCCAACACCACCAACAATTCTTGCTTTGTCTGCTACGCTGATTCTATCGTTTCTGAGGTTTCTGCTGCTACCGCTTGTTCTTGGTGCTCTTGCCATTAAAATCCCTTTCGTGAGATACATTATTTATATTGAAATACATAGAGTCATGGCAGCATATAGAGGTAGATTTCAACCGAAGAATCCCAGTAAGTATAAGGGCGATCCTACGAATATCGTTTATAGATCTTCGTGGGAGTTGCGCTTTATGAACTATCTGGACAGCAATCCCAATGTTATTCAGTGGGCTTCTGAAGAATTATTCATTCCATATAAATCTCCGCTCGATGGTAAGTGGCATCGCTATTTCCCTGACTTCATTATTCGTATGAGAGATAAGGACGGAAAAACGCTCGTGAAGATGATTGAGATCAAACCGCGCTCTCAGTCTGTTCCTCCACAACCAAAAGCCAAAGGCGCGCACAGCAAGAAGTATCTACGAGAGGTGGCGACATTCGGAATAAATAGTGCTAAGTGGCACGCAGCGAAAGAATATTGCGCTGACCGTAACTGGGAATTCGTCGTACTCACAGAAAAAGAATTAGGGATTTAATGGTCGCTTACGTTTTTGATAGAGTATTACAGCGAGGATCGCAAGCGGGTGTGGCTCCGTCAATTAAACGCGAGTCGCGTCAGTGGTTCCGTCAGCAGACTAAGAATTTAACTGTTAGTCCTACTCGCATGATTCGCAGCGATCGCACAAGATTAACGGATAAGCCGCTACTAGGTCGCATGTATCTGTTTCAGTATGATCCTAAAGGAAAGAAAACATTACCTTACTATGATAGATTTCCTCTTGTTTTTCCGATCGATTCTACACGCACCAGTGGATTTGCCAATAGTGGAGGATCGTTCTTGGGAATTAATCTCCACTATCTACCGCTCCCTCTTAGAGCCAGATTAATGGATGCGCTGTATGATACGATCACAACAAAAGAATTAGACGAGAGCACTCGTATTCGTATCTCATATAATATTCTACAGCAAGCGAGCAAGTATCGTTTCTTCAAGCCTTGCATCAAGAGATATCTTATCTCTCACGTTAAATCTAGATTCTTTTATATCGAGCCGACTGAATGGGAAATGGCATTATTCTTACCGCTCGATAGATTTGTCGGAGCTAATATGTCGCGTATCTATCGCGACAGTCGTAACAGGATCTAACAATGCCATTTAATATCGCAGATTTCAACTCAGAAATAGCACGATCAGGTATCGCTTCGACATCACAATTCGAAGCATGGATTCTTGGTGGACCTGGATCGCGTTATGGCATAACTGGAATTCTCGAGCAGTATGGATTGAAAGAAGGAATGCGCCTTCGTATCGAAGCAGCGAATATGCCAGGACGTCAGCTCGTCACGCTGGATCAAAACTATTATGGGCCTGTTCGTCGTATTCCGTATCGCTTTAACAATCAGCCAGTCACGCTCTCAGTCATTCTATCCAAAGACATGCGCGAGCGCGAGATCTTTATGAAGTGGCAGGATTTCTTTGTCGGTCACTATCGTACGAACGTAAATCGCTCGAATATGGCTGGAATGTTTGATGGAAAATACTTTAATGATGGAGTCGGTAGCATCGACATCGTTCAGTATTCTTATCCAAATAATAATGGTGGATACGGATATTATTTCGAATCTGAGGGCGGAACGTATGAAGTTCAGAATGTGATTACGCTCGTAGAAGCATACCCAGTCAATGTCAACGATATTCAGATGTCGTGGAACGATGAGGGATATGGTAAGCTACAAGTGGAAATCAATTATCGTTATGCTATCGAAGATAATACAAACTTTGGAAGTGGTAAGAATTACGAGATCGATCGCGCTGGTCGTGGAAGATATTAATTAAATTGAGGTGAATTATGGCATTACCTAAGGTTGCGACTCCACGCTTTTCGCTGGAGCTACCGTCTAATGGAAAAAGAGTATCGTTTAGATCATTCTTGGTGAAGGAAGAAAAAGTATTGCTGATGGCCGCTCAGTCGGAAGATCCGTTGGCTATGATTGATGCAGTGAAGGATGTTATTGCGTCGTGTATCGTTGATGATCTCGATGTTAATAAGCTGCCCTACTTTGATCTGGAATATCTGTTTCTGAATATTCGCGCCAAGTCTATCGGCGAAATCGTCAAGATGGAGTATCGTCATATCGACGGCGTGAACTATCAGGGAATTAAATGCGAAGCGGTGACGCCCGTAGAGATTAATCTAGAGCAGGTCAAGGTTCAACGCGGCGAAGGACATACGAGCAAAGTCAAGCTCGACGATAGACTAGGAATTGAACTGAGATATCCTACGATTAATGACGTCAAGCTGATCACGGGTGGTAATGACGAGATCGAAATGCTAGCTCGTTGCATTCTTAGCGTATATGACGCGAATGATGTGTATGAGCCAGATAATCTACAGGATGCAGTTCAGTTCGTTGAGTCGTTGAATTCAAATCAGTTCGCTGAGATTATGAAGTTTATTGACACGATGCCCAAGCTAAGACACACATTTAAATATAAGTGCAAGGGATGTGGACAGGAAGATACCATTACGCTGGAGGGTATGTCTGATTTTTTTTAATGATCCTCTCTCATAATACGCTTGCGAACTATTATCAGACTAACTTTTCGTTGATGCAATACCACAAATATTCACTGAGTGACGTTGAAACAATGGTTCCGTGGGAGAGGGATATCTACGTTAAGATGCTGGTAGATTATCTAGAGAAGCTGGAAGAAGAATCTAAGAGAAGGTAATAAATGGCAGATAAAGAGAGCGGCGAAGATATTCTCCGTGCCATTTTAGAAAAGGGAAATAAGAACGTCAAGGATCAAGTCGCAAAGATCCTAGAAGAACAGACGGCTGCTCCCACTCCAGCAAAGCCAACGAAAGCTCGTAAGAAGAAACTTGGTGTAGTCGTAGGAAAGGTCGGACAGTCGCGTTTCTTCAGAACTCCCGAAGGTGCAGTCGTCGATGAGAATGGAAAGCCAGTTTCTATTGGACTCGCGAAAGCATTTTCTCAATACGAGCCCAAAGCGAAAGCAGCTGCTCAAACAAATGAACCAAAGCCCAGTGGTGGGCTCGCGCGAGCGCTCGAGCGTGATCTACGTCGCAGCATACAGCTATCCAATAATATCGTCAAGGCCCAGGAATTAATTAATAAAAGAATTCCTGTGATGATTAATAATACGACTAATCTTGTCGATAAGATGTCAAAACAAAATGAACAGATAATTGGTTCATTCATACAGCAAAATCAAGAATTCCAAGATAAAGTTGTAGAGGCTATGACTGGCGTGAAAGCTCCTACTCGCGCGGGAGGAGCGAAAGCAAAGCTATCCAGAGGCGTAGGTGCTTCTCGTGCAGCTCGTCGTGTTAAGCCACGAGATACAGAACGCGCTCAGTATGTTCGTGATAGAGCTGAGCGTATAGCTGATATTCGTATGAAGCGCAATATCGCTTCCATCGCTGGCGCTGGATTACTGGGTGCTGGTGTTGGACTTGGTGCAGCTGCTGGAATCAACGCGCTTATCAATAAAGCTCCGTCTGATGCTGAGCCGTCTGGTCCTATCACCAAGTTCGAGGGACTAGGAAGCATTTCGCAGAAGTATGAGTCAGGAAACAAAGGCGTTCATACAGTATCCTCAGGCGCTGGTGATCCAGGCGGCGTATCGTATGGAGCACATCAGCTCGCGACTAATACTGGAACGATGGCTCGCTATCTCGCATCAGCAGAAGCAAAAGATTATGCAGGACAGTTCGCAGGATTACAGCCAGGAACTGAGCCGTTCAATCAAAAGTATAAGCAAGTCGCAGCAAGTGATCCACAGGGATTCGCTGCATCACAGAAAGCATTTATCACAAGAACACACTTCGATCCAGTATCAAAGCATGCTGGTGATCTTGGCTGGGCTGTAGCTGATCCACGAGTTCAAGAAGTTCTGTATAGCATGGGCGTTCAGCACGGCGGCGCTAAGAAGATTGTTTCTCAGGCTGGTAATCCGCAAGGCAAGAGCGTAGAAGAGCAAGTCAAGATGCTGTTCGAAGCGCGAAAAAACTACGTCGCTGGCGTATCTATGCCAGAGGGAACGAGACAGTCGCTCTATAGAAGATACGCAAGCGAGCAGCGAGATGTGCTTGCTATGACTGCTGCAGCTGGAGCTGCAACTACAACTGCTTCTGCTCCTGCAGCTGCTCCATCAAGTCCTGCCGCTGGTGCTGCTGCGACTGCTGCAACTAGTCGCGCTCAAGCACCTGGTCCATCTGGTGGTCCTGCGCAATCTCTAGCTGCTCAAACTGCTGCTGGTGCTCGCGCGCAAGCTCCTGGTCCTTCGGGTGCACCTGCTCAAGTTCAAGCAGCGACTACTGCAAGACAACCTGGTCCTGGTGCTCCTACTGCTGAACAGATGGGAGCAGGCGGTGGAGCTGGCAACGTCAGAATGACTAATCAGGGAGCGACGAGAAACAAGCCAATTACTCCGTATCTATTGAGTGCTATTTCTACAGCAGTCACTGATGTATATGGTCCTGGTGCTCGCGCTGAAATTTATTCTGGAGGACAAGAGCCATATCCGAGCCGACAGAGAACTGGATCTACACGACACGACGGCGGTATGGCTGCTGACGTTTATGTTTATGTCGGTGGACGTAAAGTATCGGGAGACGATCTTGGTCGTTTAGCTCAGTATTGGCTTGCTCGCAGACTCGGTGGTGCTGGTATTGAAATGCGTGGCGGCGGTATTCACTTGGATCAGCACACGAATCGTCATCCATACTGGTTTTATAATGCTGGCGAAACAGCTAAGTCACGCGCGATGGTTATGGCTGGCGTTCAGGGACAGATGCCTGAAGCCGCTGGATCAACTATGATAGCACAAGGACCTGGCGCTCCAGCTGGCGCTTCTGCTGGTGGAGCTCCTCGTCAATACGGCGCACTTGGTGCTTCATCGCGCGCAAATGAAATGAGAGAGATGCAAGCAACAACAGCTAGACCCATTATCATAGAAAATAGAGTTATGAATCATCAGCAATTCATTACTAGAAACTCTTATCCTGTAGGTCAAAGAAGCGAACAGTTTAATCCACTCGAAGTTGCTGTTGCCGCAGGAATCGGTAAAGCTCTGAGGTTGTTCTAATGGCTATTTCAAATCTAGTTACGCCAAGCGGAAATGTAAATAGACCTAGCGTCGCTGCTATGTTTGGTCAGCGCGCATCTAATGATAACTTCGCGAAAGAGTCGGATATCATTTCTGGATCGTTCGTTGCTTCTGCTGCGAACTCTATCACACAGCTCAATACTCAGTTAGCTAAACTGCAGGAAAGTTCTAAAGCAATTGTCAAGTCGATTAACGACTCGGTGAATAAGATTAAGACAGTCGACAAAGATATGTCGCAGCGTTTCAGAAAACTGAATGCTGAAATCGCTGCTTCACGTCCAGACTTTGGTAAGTTTCTTTACAAAGCTCCTCCGCTTCCATTAGCAGAAATTGCTCCAGGATCTATTCAGCAAGGGAAGTTGGCGAATACTGCTGGATTAGTTCCACCAGCACTACCAATCCCAGATATTGATCTTCCTAATAGAAAACGCACTTCAACGGGTGGTGGTAATGAACCAACAAGATCAAAAAAACCTGTTACTCAAACTGAACGTCCGCCAGTCACTAAAGCTGAACCACCAAAAGCTCCCGTTGATACGGAAAAGCCAAGAGCTCCTGTTGATACGGAAAAGCCAAGAGCTGGTGCTCCCGAATCGACTGCTAGACCATCACCAGCTCCTCCTCAAGGAGCACCAGAAAGAGCGCAGCCAGTATTAGATGAGCGAGGAAGAGGATCGCAGTATAGAGATCCACAGAGCGGTAGATTTGTAAAGGTAACTCCAGAAGAACTAGCTGCTAAACAAAGCAAACTGTCTAAGACATTAGCAGGCGGAGGAAAAGCTACAGGTATGATATTGGGGCCTGTTGCTACAGTATTTTCTGCTGTTATTGCTGGTATGGAAGCGAAAGATGAATATAAGAAGTATCAGGAAACTGGTGATAAGCAACATCTAAAAAGAGTTTATGAAGTTATCGGTGAAGAAGCTGGATCAACAGGCGGCGGATTTGCTGGCGCGATCGCAGGTGCATTCGCTGGTGGACCTATTGGTTCAATCGCAGGTGGTTTAGTTGGTCTCGTGAAAGGTGGTGATACTGGTCTCGCTGTTGGTAGAGCATTGTATGCGCACAATCACGAGGGAATGGATTTCATGCAAGCGTTAGAAATAGAAACGCTTAGACTCGCTAAAGAAAACAAAGATCGTTTAGTTGCTGGACAAAAAGAAAGAATGGAAGGTAGCACCATAGTCACTAGAGGTGCGCAACAACAGCTCAGCAGATTACAGGCAGATGCCGCAGATATCACTGCTAGATTAGACAGATCACTAGAAAATGCTGTAGGCGATTCTGCAGGATTCACAGGTGCGTCTGGTGATATTCTTCAACAAGCAACTAAACCTACAGAAGCTCCAGGTGGTGGTGAAGCTGGTGAAGAAGGTGGAGAACGCGGCACCACGTCTGCTCCTACAGGAGAAGCGACTGCTGATAAAACAGCAGTGGGTGCGCCTACAGCAACAACGCCAACTCCTACTACACCATCAGCTCCTCCTCCGCCCCCACGACCAAATCAAGGAGCAGGTGGAGCAGATGTAGTTGTAAACAACACAACGAATACGACTGCTTCAAGTTCAGGTGGCGAAGGACAGAACGTCACTAACCCTAACATGAAACTGAATGCACATAATCCTTTCATAAAGGATTCGCTTGGTCGTCAGATGCTTCAAGAGCACAATTAAAAAAGGGGGAGCCGAAGCTCCCCCAAGTTAAATCACAGGTGAAAGGAATAAGCCCTGTGATTATTCATCGTCCTCAGCCAGCTTGTTGAAGAAATCCAAATCGTCATCTTCATCAATAGTAGGCTTCTTTGCAGGAGCAGCCGTCTTACCAACTGCTGGAGCCGCAGACGGACGCGGAGCAGGACGCTCAAAAGGGATATCGTCATCCTCACTCTTACGAGCAGCGCCGTTTGGTTCAGACAGAACCTTTTCCAAACGCTTCTTGAGTTCATCATAGCTCTTGAACTTATCAGCAGCTACGAGTTCAGCAAGTGAAAACTGCGTCTTCCAGATTGCTTCCATATCATCATCGTCATCGAGCAGCGGAGCTGGTTCATCGAACTCAGACTTGTCGTAGTTACGATAGCCTTCAACCTTACGAATCTTCAGCTTGAAGTTAGCGCCAGCCCACAGATCGAATGGATTCGTCGGCTTTTCGTCTTCGAACTCAGGATTCATCTTCTCGTTGATCTTGTCGAAGATCTTCTTACCAAACTTGTAAAGGAAAACCTTTCCTTCGTTCTCAGGATGAGCGGGATCCTTGACAACATAGATGTTGGCGATATAGTTCAAGCGACGCTTCTGCTTACGAGCAATCTCCTTGTCCTTGTCGTTACCTGAGTTCCAGAGCTTGGAGTTATACTCAGCGACAGGATCGGTCTGATTGAGAGTAGTCAGAGAGTTTTCGATATACCATCCGCCTGGACCTTGGAAACCATGATTCCAGATACGGACCCACGGAAGTTCTTCGTTAACAGGTGCGGGAAGGAAGCGAATGATAGCGTATCCGTTACCAGCCTTATCAACTTCTGGCTGCCAGTAGCGATCATCAGACGAAGATCCCTGTTCCTTGTTGGCGAGCTTGTTGATTTCTTTGGTGAGACGCTCCAGCGAAGAAGTGCGCTGACGCTTGAGGGCAGAAAATGATTCGTTCATGTATGTCTCCGTTGTATGTTCGGTGTGTTACGTCTTATCCACTTAATCATCATATAAGTTATATAGCGTGTTGTCAAGACGCAAATACATCACGCATAACTTTTTTTATCGTAGCCTTCTCGACCTTTACGAATGGGCGATACTTACTCAGCTGACGATAGAACTCAGGCCAGACAACTGGATCGTCGATTTCGTTGTTCCATTTGTCTAGAACATCAAATGTAATATCAAAGGCAATAACAGTTTCGGCTGCAATCTTGTTCGCCATATACATCTTCAATAATACTGGATGCGTCTTTTCAACCAGAAGAATACGGCTTACGCTGTTATTGCATTCATCAAGTAATGTTTCCAGATCTTGCTTCAGATAGTATGAAAAGGCTTCCATACGTTTCTGCCAGTTGAGATAAACTTTCTCAGACTCTGGACCATTCATTTCTCCAACCCAGCGAACTCCTGCGTTGGATACAAAGTTAGCAACGAAGAAATCTGTTAGTTCTTCATCACTGTATTTACGTTCCAACTTACGAAAGAGATACTGATCCTTTCGCTTGAGGAACGATTCCTCGCTGATCTTGCGGATCTTGCCACCATACTTCACAAAGTCATAATCAGAAGTGAAGTGTAGCTTGAGCGCCTGATAGCGGCTGTAGGCTTTCATCCCTTCCATTAGATGAACGCAATTTCAGATTTCCAACCGCGATCAAAGAACTTTTGATAACGCCAATACTCTGGCGTCTTATCACTATTCGGACGAAGAGTTTTGTTCTTAATAAGATTAAAAACTTCGCGGCTCATGAACATCTTATCATTCGCATAATCGTATGACACGCAGCAATGCTTGAAGTCGAAGCTGTCGATGAGTTCCTTGCGCGTATTATATTTCGTATAGATGTACTGAAGAGCAGTGCGACCAAGTGATACTGTTTTTTCGATCTTGTCGTTCTTGAAATATTCCTTATCGTTGATCTTGGTAGAAGTAGGGCTTAACGCAGATTCCTTCACTGTCAATAGATTCAACGCCAACTCATTACGAGAATTATTAAGTAGGAATATGTCGAAGTCTTTTACAACTTCATCGTTCATCATGGAAGCAAAGCAACCACCAGCAACGACAACGCCAGACATATCGAAGTCATATGTAGGCATGTGTTTATGAATATACGAACGAATAGATTTCTTCACTTCCATGATCTGAAGTTGTTCATCATCGCTAAACAGTTTCTTAGCAAGCACATCTTTCTGAGCCTGCTCCGTGTAGTATTCATCAACATATGCGGGTGCGCCCATTGCTCCACGCATCCCAATCCCACCAGCTCCTCCAGAACTGACAGAATATTGTCCTGCTCCTCCTAGAGCACTAGTATGAACTGATCCAGTCGTAGGTAACATTTGAGCAATCGTTTCTATTATCGCCTGTCGTCTAAACGCGGGTTCCAGATATTCAATGGTCATCCTACTAACAATCTTAGATTCATTAGTAGTTCTGTTGCGAATGGCTATTGAATCTGTTGCATAGTCTACATCAAAAGATATATCGTTGATCTTGATACTCGTAACCCAGTTCAAGAACTCTGACCAGTTTTCTGAGGGTGATCCGAACATTAGATTGGTAACCTTGATCCAGTGCGTTTGATAAGATTGAGAGTCATAGCTTCTGACTGAAGCAGCTTACGCATGGCTGGAGTCATGAGCTTCGATACGTTCTCGAACTCCAGTCCAGTCTTTTCACATACATCGGTAATCGCTTCAAGATAGCTCATACCCTTATCGCTGATACGTTCTTCTACCATAGACACGAATGTATTAGAACTCATAATGCTTGCTACAGCAGCTGTCTCTGTCATTTATCATATCCTTCATAGGGAACATTATCTAGAGCGCTGTCGATATCGACTTTGATTCTTCCAGCTTCTGCGATCTCAGCAAGAGTGCGTCCGCATCCAATACATCTTTCACCTGATTCATCGAGCTGACAAATCTTAACGCACGGTGACTTCTTAGGAACAGTGATAGGAACAGTTGCCTTACCACCGACGCTGCGGCGCACGATATCTTCGCTGATAGCTTCTGGATAATAGAGTTCTAGTGCAACACAGTCTTCAACGCAGTTGAACCAATGGAACTCGCCAGGACGGACAGTAGTAAAATCGCCTGCTCGAAGTGTAGTAATGTCGGTGAGATCATAGTTATTCTTTGCGACATGGATTTCCAACACTCCACTGATGACATAGAATCCGTTCCACTTGTGTTCATGCTTATGCTCCGAGCAGCGATAGCCAGCTTTGATATTGATCTTATGGAGTTCGACGAGTGGCGTCTGAATAAGAACGCTCGTGTCGCCCCATACTTTTCCAGTGATATTTCCCATAATTAACCTTTCGGAACACAAGCCAGTTTGTATTGATCCCACATTCCACGACCGTATTTCTTTTCTTCGATGAACTTCAGCGCATACATGCAGGATTCGTATGTATTGAACTCTTGGAACTTTACATTCTGACCGTTGCCAGCATTGCCAGAAAAGTATGTGATGACTATGAGAACGTAGATCATCGCCTTAAACTCCGTTTGGAGATATAATCCAATTCTATTAAATCATATAGTAGTTGCTCGAAATTGTCAAGACGAACCATGTTCGGACCATCGCTTGGAGCGGATTCTGGATTCTGATGAACTTCAATGAACAGAGCAGCCACGCCAACAGCTACAGCAGCGCGGGCCATCGTAGGCACGAACTGACGTTGTCCGCCAGAGCTTGTGCCATTACCACCAGGAAGCTGAACTGCGTGAGTGCAATCCATGATGACACGGTCAGTATATTGCTTCATCACTTCTAGCGAACGCATATCGACCACAAGATTATTGTAGCCAAACGTTGTTCCGCGTTCAGTGAACAGATACTTATCACAGCCAAACGTTCTTAGCTTCTCAGCTACGTTTGCCATTTCCCACGGAGATAGGAACTGACCCTTCTTCACGTTGACTGGCTTACCACTCAGTGCAGCAGCTTGAATCAGGTCAGTCTGTCGGCAAAGGAACGCAGGAATCTGAATGATATCAGCTTGAACTGCTTCGCATTGCCAAGGTTCGTGAACGTCCGTGAGAACCTCGATTCCTCGAGCACGGACGGCCTCCATTCCGTAAAACGCCTCGTCGAAGCCGCCACCTCTACTACTATTCGCGGAACTTCGATTTGCTTTATCGAAAGAGGTCTTATAAATGAAGTTGATTTCTGTATCGAATCTATTACCAACGCTGAAGCAGATATCACGCAGTGCAGTAGCCATTTCCACTGCGTGATCCTTAGTTTCAAAAGCACAAGGTCCAGCGATAATGCTCAGGGGTTTATCATTCCCGCAGTTGTCATAGAAGCTCATGATTAGTCCCACAGAGAGCGATAGTACCTACCAAACAAACGAAGACCGTTTTGAATACGTTGATTGTGTGCATCTAGTGCATCTTTGTCCCAACCACTTACTTCGGCATAGAACAGATCATAGTCGTTATCGTTCTTGAGTTGTTCGAACGTCCATACGAGTTCGTCCATCACCCAGTTATAGCGATCCTGTGCGTTCGTGTCGCTGTGACCAAAATCAGTTTCATCACCCTTACCGATGTGAGGAACGTCTTCAGCATCTGGATGAAAGAAACCGTGATTCGTGTCACGAAGCTGAACCAGCATGGGATGAATGATAAAAGCGAGCGTGTGATCCATGGACCAAGTATCGTAAGGATCAATGCGAACCTTTACATCGCGCTCACGATCGCCGATCATTTTGTTGACTGTTGCGTTTAGAACATCTTGAATGATATCGCAGATACGCTCGATGAACTTATCAGTCTTGGTGTATTCACTATCTTGAACAGACCAATATGACTTGTCGTGTTTCCACTCCATATACTTGTCGAATAAAGTGTATGCGCTGATATGAGTTGTGCGATAAGGACCAATGTAAACTTTCATAACAATCTCCAAAAATGGTTCGGGGTGATGGGATCGAACCACCAACCTACGGATTCAAAGTCCGCTGTTCTACCAATTGAACTAACCCCGAATGATTACTTACCTGCGTGTTCGGTGAGAAGTTGAGTTACGTTCTTGACTGTTGGGTCGCGAATGTCGTCGATGAACTTCATAAGCTCGTCGGCTTTCTTGATAACTTCAGCTGTGGTTGGAAATGGTTTCTGCTCACCGCCGCGTTCAGCAGCGATAAGATATTCCGCATCGCACATCGACTGTGCCATTTGAAGAACGGAAAGACGGATATGCTTTTCTTCGGACATAGTGAATACCTCAATGTAGGAAAGTGGGGGGATTCTGTTTCCAAGCTCCCCCCGAGCTCATTCTTAGGCAGCTAGTGCGTAAGAGATAGGTGCATTATCGTTTGCATCTAAAACGCGCTTTTGGTCTCTTCGCATCTTTACTACGCACGTCGATCCTAGTTCACCCCCATCAAAAACAGTAGCATCCAATCCTTACAGCGATGGTTCACATTGGGCTTCCTACTGCTTATGGTGGAGGCGGCGGGTACTGCCCCCGCGTCCGAAACGTTTATTCCATACGCCTCAACGACCTTAGCATAGTATTTATTCTAGCTTGCTTTACTCTGATTGTCAAGAACTCATTTCACAAAAAATTTTCTAGGAGTTCTACGACATCTGGAAAGGTTTCTTTCCAGTCTGTACCACGAAGTTTATCTAGGGCGTCGCTTCGCGCGATGAAACTTTTTATATTTTGGGCGCAAACTTCTTCAGAGTCAGAATTGTATGTGTTCTTAACATAGCCCAAAGTCATGGCTTTGTGTTGCAGTTTTAGATCAGATTCTTCATATGCTTTGATTATCTTGTCTTTGGCTTTGCGTGGATACCATCTCAAATCGTAGCACTTTGGCGAGCGCAGTAATCTAAACGAAAACTTATCGAATCCAAAATTTTGGAAATGAGGAACTACTCTCATAGGAGCATACACGTCAAATATGCCTACACAAGAAGTGATGGTACAGAACATATTAGAATGTTTCTTCAATCGAAGAATGTTTTCGTTCAGTTTTCTCCAGCTTGATGGATATCTGATTAGTTCGTATCTTTTTTCAGTATCATCCACGCTTATACCAAATCGAACTTCTTTGAAGCGATCGAGTTTCTGTAAAATCTTGTCATTGATAACAGTTAGATTCGTGTCGTAAACCAATCGTATCTTTTCAGCCTGACCGCATGAAATTAAACGATCTAGCATTTCTTCGTGTGCTGGTTGAAGAAATGGTTCTCCGCCAGTAATGTATACATGCAACAATCTATTTTTAATTGTTTCGAACTGTTCCCACCAGATCGGAGAATCGTGCCATCGAACAAAATCGCTTTTGAGTTTGTTTCCTTCAGCGTGGATATGATATTCTTTAGGTCCAACCCAAAACGTATTCTTACCAGTCAAAGCAACATGATCAGAATACCACAGAGTAGAATATTGCGGCTCGCATTGAATACATTTAGAATTGCACAGATTGGAAAAGCGAATATCGAGAGCTATCGGTAGATTGCTGATGGATCCATCAGAGTTCATGATTCTGCTTGCGTCTTCGAGGTTTACTCCGTTTTCTTGATCTTTCATGTGAGTAAACGTTCGACCTATGCGATAAGACAAACCGCCAATAGTTTCTGGTTCGAAGTATTCTTCCTGTTGCAGTTTTCTGTTGGCATCTTCTTTATCCCAACAGACACGACACACTGGATGTCTTTTGTCTTGGGATTGGAAAAGCCTCAGTTCTTTATGAAGATCGCTGTTAAGAGCTTGTTCAAATGTATGGGTGAGAATGTTCATCACTTCACCCGTAGATTCATCTTTACCTATTCCATGATCTTTAGTGTTATCATTTCCAGAAAAACAGCAGATCTTGAAATTACCCGAGGGATTGATTTGAATTGAAGCCCACGGAAGAGCGCAAAAAGTATTCTTAGAAAACATTGCTCTTGCTTCCTTGTTCTTTCCTCCACTCATACTGATCGCGAACGCGAATCAGTTGACGAACATAGTCGTTGCGCTTGCCTTCGAAGCAGTCGAACTCGCCTTCATCTGATACGATGAGAATGGCAAAGTCATGACATTCAATGCCAGTGTGTTCTTCGAACATGATAGAGTATGCAGTAGCCTGAAGGAAGTAATCTGTGATCATATCTGCAGTCTTTCTCTTACGAGAAGTCTTGAAGTCGATCACCGTTACTTTGCCATCCCACTCGCAGATTAAGTCCGCGGTCCCTGCGATTCTGAGGATGTCCGAGAACATCGGCGTTTCAGACGCATAAACAAGCTGTAAGTTTTTGTCAATACATTTCTGAACAATACGAAAACGTGCGAGTGTCGAGGGCATGATTTTCTTGGCATCTATCTCATCTCCCAGAATGTATGATTCCATAAGATTGTGAAGTTCAGTTCCACGATTTGCAGCTTGTCTGCTAATCTTGTTAGCTTCTTCTTCACCGACACGAGCGCGCCACTCAGCGAGAGATTTTTTCTTTTCAGGCTGATCGCCGAGTAGAGTTGTGATTGATGGGTAGACGTTACCATCTGGAGTTTGATAACGTCTACCGTTTGGAGTGTTTATCTGACGGGCTCTTGGCAAGTCAATATATGGATCATGATTAAATTTCATACTATTATATATTACGCAATAACGCCGCGCTCCTCAAGATTACATCTAGTCAGGATATACTCTTTGACGAAGCCCGAACGAACAACGTCTTCCTTGTGAAACTTGACGATTTCGAAAGAACGCATCTCACCTGCAATCTTTAGCAGATTGTTCATACCAGACCCTTCACGAGTATAGTCCTTCTGTGTAAAGTCACCACAGAAGATAACACGACATCCTTCACCAACGCGAGTCATGACCGTATGGATTTCGTGGTCGCTCAGGTTTTGACACTCGTCGATGATAATGATGTTGTCGCGGAAAGTCATACCACGAAGGAATGACGTGATATCAAACTGAATGTATCCGTTCTGCTTCATCCACTCATATGGCTTATCGCAAATCTCGGAAACGATTCCTTGATACGGAGCTTCATAGACTGCTGCTTTATCCTTCGCGTTGCCAGGAAGGAATCCGATGTCGCGAGTAGGAACAACGCTGCGTAGAATCACGATTGGCTTAGGGGCATCTCCACTAAGCATAGCGTTCATGGAAAGCCACAGAGCGAGGAACGTCTTACCAGTTCCAGCGCAACCATGAAGGATTAGATTTTTGTCTGAATTGAATGCGTCAACAACTATACGTTGAGCTGCTGTTCTAGGGGATACACGACACAAGCTAGGAATCACTGGTTGTCGATAACCAGTTCCCTTTGCTCTCTTCTTTTGTTTTCGTTCTTTTCTCGTCAAATACTTCGATGCTTCGGCTTCAAGAAAGGCTTCGTCTATGATTGCAGTCTGCATGGCTGCTCCGCTGTTATTGTTTATGGGATCATAACGAACGAGAACGAGTTCTGTGTCGTGCGGGTCTCCTTAAAATGTGTTGACGGTTGAGCGTGGATGGCGCTTCTTGATTGTCTTAAGAATGTCGCGGAATCCCGAGTCGGGCTTATTACGACCCGACGAAACGCCGCTTACAATAAGGGGAGCGCCAATTTCTTGACGAATGTGGGGATTCTCCTCAAGATAGGTTTCCATCTGGGAGATAGTCATGAAATCATCAAAGACTTCGTTGGTCTTCGTATTGACGAAAGTATATCTTGGCATACGACTTATTTAGTATCCTGCTGAAGTACGTCTGTGAGAGACGGGAAAATCTTTATGATTTCGTCCCATGCTAGGGATGCGATTTCACGGTGTTCTTTCTGTGTTTCGACGCCCATACGCAACTCGCAGTAGTGAATCCAGCTACGCAGCGTTCCGTTCATATACATACGGGACTGCGTAAGACCCTCAGGAAGCACAGCGCGAGCCTGTTCCTTAGCGACACCATTCTCAATAGCCCATTTATATGCATCTTCTGCCGAGGCTTTTACACACTTCTGAACATTTTCCCATTGCATTTGTAGATCATCATCATCAGTCTCAATACTATTCTGACGATTCTTCATATCCTGCAAACGAGCTTCGCGTGTAACAAAGCCAAGATCCTTGGTCGGATCAGCATAACGCTGTGAGAACTCTTGGAAAGAAAACGAACGATGACGCAGAATTTGACGAGCGATATCACGGGTCGTGTCGATTTCCATGCAGATAGAAACCATTTCGAATGGCGACCAATGCTTGTGCTTGGCAAGATACTTCAACAGCTTGGGAGCTGTCTGGGTATTCATCTGATTGCTGGGATTACTTACACGAGCAACATAAGCAATGAACTCATCAACACCAACGATATATCCTGTAATAGGATCGCTGATTGTCGGTTTACTTACAGCTACAATTTTCACGCTTTGCATTTAATACCTCATTCAATTTGCTTACGACTTCACTCAAACTTTCTTCGACGAACCATTCGTTTCCGTTTGTAGCATAGATCGTTGTTGTCAGACTGGCGCCTTGGGTACGCCGTGATTCATAAACGGACAAAACGTTCCTAGCATTAATATACACTGGCATATCAAGGAAGTTAGCATTTAGATTAGTCAGCTTGATGAACATCGAACCACTCGGGTGTTGGGCGATTCGACCATTTCGCGAATCGTTTCTTGTGCTCTATGTAGTATGTGCGATAGCCGTCTACTGGATTTTCGCGCTTGCAATCATCGGGCATCGCTTGTGGAAACTGTGTTAGCGGACCGACAGGAATATTCCTAGGTGGTTTCGACAGTTCATCAAACAGCTGACTGCACTTGTGCTGTTTGCCGTAGCGATACTCATATTCCTTGAGCAGAGCGCCAAGCAAGCAAACTGACCAGTTGTAGTTGTTGTTTGTCTGCATCGACCACTGAGTGCATGGATGATTGATATGCGTGACTTGATAGATCTTATCGTCGCGCTCATCGTCGAGCTTCCAGCGTTTAGCCTTGCGACCAGACTTCGACTGACCTTCATACTCAGTGCCGTCGAGAATACGATGCGCAGAAGAAAGCATCTGACATTCTTCGAGGATCATCTTGACGACGTGCTTGTCGCAGTGCTGTTGTGCAGCTACGATAGGATCTTTATCGAGAATGAATCTATTCATTTCGCGTCTTCCCATTTCCATTCAAAAACATAATACATCATCTTACGAGTCAACCAACGTGGACGCTTGAATGCAGTGAACTTGATTGTTGTAACTGCACTAACACTTCCTGGCATAATCCAATAACCAACAGGCTTTGGTGAAGGTTCGATCTTATATTCCATATTAGATTTCTACGATCAACGGCTTATAGATTCCGTGATCATCGTGTTCGCCTTTGTATCCACGCGGATGACAGATCACTCGTGTTTCACCGATCATGTAGTCGAAGCGATCATGCGTGTGTCCGTGAATCCACAGCTTTGGCGGCTTACGCATAGAAAGGATTTCTTCTTCCATATCGTTGGAGAACGATGTGTTGTATGGGCTTGTCAGATATCGCGGATGAATAGACTTGCGCGTGGGTGTGTGATGTGACACGATGATATCCGCTTCGCTAGTCATCAGGAACTTCTTGTGATATGCGTGTGTCGCAATCATGTCCTCTTGATTAAGATCCTTGATATAGCGATAGTCGATAAGCCCGTTCACATAGTAGACCCAGTCCATGGTTTTAGACAGATCAGTCCACAACGTAGCACCAGCAATCTTAACATCATCAACAGTTCGCGTCAGCAAGTGCATGTATGCGTCGCTGAACGTCGATCCATAGTAATCATGATTACCAAGGATAGCGAACATATGATCTGCGTGACGCTGCACGAACTCATCACGGAAATCGTGCTGCTCGCTGATATCACCAGCACAGATATAGAACACATCGTCCTCAGGCTCGAAATCCCAAGGGCGCTCACGATACATATGCAAGTCTGAGATGATACCAATCTTCACAGCCCTACTCCATAATGTTGCATCAGACCCATTAGATATATTATAGTCACAACGATCTGAATTGTCAAGAGCGAATACTTACGCCAGATCCAGCCAATAACGAACCAGCCAAAGTTACCAGCGAGCGATAGCCATACGTTTAATGGATAGATGTTCCACGCAGTCAATGCTACGCCAATGATAAGAATCGCTGTCGATATCCATTCGATCCAAAATTCTGTTCGCTTGCTTACCAATGTCGAATAACCCCCGCCACAATAAATATGTTCGTGATGATATAACACAACACAATAAGAGTGCGGATAAGTGCTACCTTATCCGCCTCCTTATCGTTTTTGCCAGCTTTCTCACCTAGAGCTTTAGCCCATAGACGCCAGAAGTTCATGACAGCATGTAAGCCCAATATGCGATGATATCATCTTTGTTTGCTGGATCCCAACCGTTCACGAACATATCGTATTCGACAAGAAGTTCAAGTTCACTCTGCATTTTTACGCTCCTGATGTTTGAGGGAATACATTCGATAGTGTTCACCGCAAGTCTGACGATATCCACCTTCTGCTGGAAAACCAGCGCTGATCTGCTCATAGCATCCTGGCTCATCGCAGCAGCTCAGAATCTTCTTCAGCTTGTCATGATCGTTTTCAGCAAGCGCCTTACGAGCATCTGGAACTACATCGAGATCAAACTCGTTGCTGATAGTCATACCATCAGAGCAGAGCGGAGCGTATGCTTCTGGACCAAAGCCCAAACGATCATAGATCAGATAGCGATAGCTTCCACCTTCGCTTGCGTGAGCAACGATGTGTTTCATTACCCACTTAGTCACAGCGAGCTTCATCAATGGTGAGCACTCGTCAGCCATCTTGGCATATTCGGCGTCGATATCTTGAAATGCTTTCTGGATGTTTTCTACAGCATCCCAGAATTTTCTATTGTCTTCGGTCATGGGAACATATCCACTATTCGATCCGTTTGTTCACTGACTACGCGAACGCGAGCAGTATGTGTTGCGCTCATATTTCTTTTCATCGCGAGCGCGCGAGGAACGTAAATCTTTGGATCGTTCTGAACAGAACCTTCCATCGTAGTCCAGTTCTGAAGAACGTAGTCTCCTGGTCCATTTACTAGCATGAACTCGATGCGAACAGTATCCATCACTTCACTCCAAAGTGTTCTTTGATCTGTTGAAGGTCTCTTTCGTTTTCACAGAGGCTTAGGCATTCTTCGACAATGAGTTTAGCAAACTCCTCAATCTCATCATTGAGATCATATCCCTCGATATACGGAGAATAGAGACCATCATCATTTTTGTATTTCTTAAAGCCAGATTTGATTGCAAGTTCTTGGATTCGCTCGTTCATCACACATACCTCTTTACGATAACAGGACCAAGTCTCCAACAGTGATATGGAGAATAACCATACATAGATCCTGCGCCGTTCAAACGAAAATCATTCCAAATGAACAGCGAACCTTTCCAACCAATATATTCGATTGTCCAGCGATTGTTGATGCGCATCACTTGCACTCCCGAACATGCTTGCAGTCTTTACGGAAACCAAAGCCAACACAAGTGCAGCTCCAATGCGAACCATCGCGAGTGACTGTATAAGTTGATCCAGGCTTTGAACCCTGAACGACGAACGTTTCAGTGCGAGGCTTATCGCAGGATACGATAGCCGCATCCAACCCAACGATCCGCTCACGATCAATGATACGGAAAGGGAACTGGGTGTCGCCAGTAGAGATGCAGATGGAGTCTGAGGTTACCCACTTGGGATTAGGTAAGATCTGACCAGTATACTCACAGAACTCGCGGATGACGCCACTAGCATACAATGCAGGATTGCGAGTATCGCGCACGCGGATCGTAACAGAATCACCAACGTTCATAGCCGAACTCCATCGTATAAACTATTGTATCAGCGTTTCAGGTAACTGTCAAGAATAACATCTGCGGTGCCACACATCTGTTCGATTGTGCCATCGTTGTGAATTGCAGCATCCATTGGCTCTCTATTCCAAGCCCGTTCGGACTCGTGGATCGACGGATCATCTTTGCCAAACCAATCAGGAAGCGGACCGCGGCGAACATGCCAAATCTTTCCGCCATTACGACGAATCATAGCAATCTCGTTGGGAAAGCGCACATCGCTGATAACGAAGTTAGGCTTCTGACCAGTCATCTCAGCAAACATCTTTTCTGTATCAAGGATGCGCTTTTCTGTAGCCAATACCCAGATGTCAGAATGGAAATGATGCCGCATGACTTCCGTTCCCATATACTGAAGAAGATATCGCGGCGAAAAATCCTTGATGCCGAGACGCTCGCTCCACCATTCATCGATCTGCTCGCGCTCGTACCGTGATTCAGTCGTAGCCCCTTCGAGCATATCACGATCCCAACCAAAGATACACGCTGCTGCGTCCTTGAGCGTCTCAGCAAAAGACATACCAATAAAATCATGCTGACGCATAAGATGCTCAGCCGTAGTTCCTTTACCAGAACCAATCAAACCACATAGACCAATAATCACTTAGATTCCTCCATAGACTTTGCGACCAGACCGTCGGCGATCTGATAAAACTCTTCTGCCATTTGCTTCGCGCCGTAAGCATCGACCCATGTGTTATGTATAGTGAGGAACACCGTATCCATCACGAGTTCTGCTGCTTGCTTCTTTTCCATTCCTTGTTCGGACAACTGATCTATCTGTTTGAATAGGAAGTCGAGGAAACGTTGCTTAACGATTTCATGATCGATCATACATAGTATCCATATTGTGCGAGGATCTGCTCGAACGATTTACGAAATCGATCGTCATTATCAATTATGTAGGATTGGCGCAGCTTCCACAAAAGATCATCCAGCTCTTCTTCTTCGTATGATTGTCTGAGCCAAGAAAACTCTCTACGATCTTTTTTGACAACAGAATATCCGCGATGTCGCAATTCATCAACGAGATCTTCATCGTCGAAATCTTCAACATCCACATCAACATCTACGTCGACTGTAACGGTTCGTGAAGTCATTTGTCGCTTCCATCTTCTTCTTCGGCCAGCTCTTCCTGCCACTCTTTCCAGTTTTCGTATTCATACTCGAGCAGCGAAAGGACTTCGTCGTCATCGATCTTGTCGCGCCAGTTTTCATCTTCGAAGTTGTATTCTACATAATACTCTTCATCGGGAGAAGTGAATCGACCAGCGAAACACATTCCTGGCTCATGGAACGTGATATCAACTTCGAAACCAAGTTCGCTCAGCTTTTCGTAAGCAAGAATGCCTGGACCCCATGGAGTTTCGAACCAACCACTGCATGACTTACCCTCTTCATCGATCTGAACATCGCCAGGAGTCGCATCCCACTTGGTGCCCCAAGTTTCCAGCGCAGCACCATAGTCCCACTCGTTGTTTTCCGTAGGGAGCGGAACCAACTTAGTGAAAAGCTCTTGCGCGCTCAGCGCATCAGCGAACTTCTTAATCATTTCGGGATCTTTATGATAGACCGTGAAATTGTTGGAACACCAGTTAGGCATATTCAGCTCCTCTCAACTGTATCGAGCAAATCTTCGAGCCACTCAGCTTCATTAGCCAAGCGACAATTGATACCCAGTTCAAACTCGTCGTCGAGTTCAAACTTCACGCGACTTGCGCGACGCACTTCAGTCAGTCGATCATACAAAGCAGCGATGATAGCCTGCTTCGCTTGCGCTGGATCAGGCGGCAGAAAGGAAGAGTCGGTCATCATGGAAGTCCTTTTCCATTCGCTCGAGAATCGCGTCGCGTTCGTCGAGCAGTTCGTTACCAAAGTCGGTAATTTCCGCGAGAATCAAATCACGCGGCTTGTTCATGTGATGCGCATCGAGAACGAGTTGCGCGATACGCATAGCGATTGAGTCGTAGTCAGTGAGGGACATGATATAACTCCTTAGGCAACATCAAGAACGAATTGCTGCTCAACTCCCTCGGAGTCGATGAGGCAGATTCGGTTGTTGTCAAGAACGATGGTATACAGCTCGCAGAACTGATCGGCGTAGTGAACCAACGGATTCGGTGATTCAGTTCCTTGGAACACCTGAAGATCATACGAATCCATCGGGCGGAACGTAGAACGGGCTACGAGGGCGAGGGCTTGAATGGCGTTCATGTCACTTCCTTTCATCATATACTTTATTCTATCACTGGCGAGCGTGATTGTCAAGGCGGTTACTGCAACATTTTTGCAATAACCAATCCCATGCCAAAGCCAGCGAGCCAGTTGATGGCAAAGAGGGCGAATTCGATTTTATTGTCACGAGTCATGTCAGTTCCTTTCATTAGGCGGTCCATCCGTTTTCGTTACGAACGTTTCCAATCCAGTTACCTTTGGAATCGTAGTTCGGGATGTTGGGGAAGCGGGCGAGGAAATCGTTCAGCGCCTTCTTCGAGTGATTATCGGGCTGGAGTTCGTAGTTGTCGCACAGAACGCCATATTGCTCGATCAGCTCGATGAACAGCGAACGCTCGCGATTCATCTGTTCGAGGCGTTCAGTAGCACGAACGGCACGGGCGTTGTCGAGGAAAGATTCGTAAGCCATTTGGTTTTCCTTTCGATTCATCATATATTCATTCTATCCCATAGCCTACTGATTGTCAAGGCCTATCCCTAATAAAAATCCCTAGCAATATCAATGACTTACTGCTAAGTGACTGATACTACTAGGGAATAATTTTTGTTACAAAATCTGTTACAGACGTAACAGTTTACGGGCTGAACGTAAGTCGTTTAGAGCCTTAGTTAAGTTAAAGTCGGCGTGGTTTTGGTGATACTTTACTTTACTTTCGATTTGATTTATTACTTTTAGTAGGTCGAATTTACTAGTAAAATCAGCCACTTGAAGTAAACGCTTTGCCTCGATTAGATCTATACTATACTCGACCCATTTAATAGTGGGGCTAAACTTAGGGACCCCGCCTTTAAACTTAGTTTTAGGGCGGTTATACTTAGCGACTAGCGTTTTTACTTTTGACATTTTTAGGGTCCTTTGGTAGCTAACTCTTAAGTGTAGCTGGCAAAGGAATAATTGTCAAGGCCCTTTATCTTTAATCACCTTATCTTTTTCTCGAATGAACTCGAAGCGCAAACCAATCTGCTTGAACACGTGTTCATGAGTCATCTTATGGATTTCATCCATTTTCTTTGCTTGTCCGATGAACTTATCGTTCCCACCAAACCAAGCATAATACAATCCATTCTCACGAACGACCTTAACAGGAATGTATGGCATATCGCTCTTGTCGAAATCGACGATGTCATCTGAAGAAACAGAATCAACAGCCACTGGTCCATCTGGATCAATGCTCATGAACTTTCTAAGAATGAAACGAGCTATCATAATACCAACGATCCAACTCGAAGCCACGACCAAGACGTTAGCAATATAAGCAGTCGTATCCATACAGTTTCCTTTCTTATGCGAAAAACGAATCGAGAGTGCTGCCGACTTCTTTTCTTGTATCTCTGAGTCTCAGTTCGGCATGACCAGTTGTTTCGCGGATATACATTGTGCAGAGGCCAGGATAACGATCAGCAAGAATTTGAGCTGACTCGTGGATGCGCTCGCTCGTGCGAGTAACCTGCATTCCGCCATCTTCAGTATAGTATTTAGATTTGACAGTGATATCGTCAAGACGAACAACTTTGCCGTCCTTGACGTAGTGCTGAAGCGTGCGCTCGAAGTCTTCCTTATCGTCGAGCGTAACAGTCAAGTCTTGATCGTGACGAGTGATGAGACCCCAGCACGAACCGATGCAGTAATACAATCCAACTGCTACACGGTTCTTCATGAACATGGCGTTAGCTGCTGCATAAACGCCAAACAGATTAGCACCGTTCTTCTGACACTCAACGAATCCACGACAGATAACATCACCTTCAAGATCAGTGACAGGAACCATAGTCTTGTCATCAATCTTCTTCATGACTTCTGACAGATCGTCATCAAAGTTCATGACCTGAGTTCCCTCAGGATAGTATCGCTGAATGAAACGACGAATCGCACCCATACCAACCTGACCGATCACGATCTTGTATTGTTCAGGAAGTTCTTTGCGATAGGTTTCGTATTCTTCTTGATTGCCTACGAATACCGTGATCTTTTCTGCGGGGATATTATGACGCTCGAGCAGCGCGAGAGTTTTTTCACGCAGCGTTTTTGCGCGGCGATAGCTCGGGATTGCGATTACATAGTCCATTCGTTTCCCATTTCCATGAATCAAGGATAATCTGTTCTAGATTTCTTTCGGGCTTCCAGCCAAGAATCTTTTCAGCTTTTTCTGCGTTCGCGACAAGCGAAGGTGGATCACCAATTCGACGTATATCATATTGGAAATTGATCGACTTGTCAAGAACTCTTTCAGTCGTGTTAATAAGCTCTAGCATCGACGTGCCGTTGCCAGATCCAAGATTGAATGGCTCAGCACATCTGTGGCTTTCAAGATACTGCAAAGCCAAAACGTGGGCGTGGGCTACGTCTTGAACATGCAGATAGTCGCGAACACAAGTTCCATCTTTCGTTGAGTAGTCATTACCAAAAACCTTGAATGGCGTATTGTTAATGATAGACTTCAACAGAATCGGAACAGCGTGTGTTGGCGTCTTTGAGTTGTAGCCGTGATTCTTACCTGAGCCAGCGACGTTGAAATAGCGCAAAGAAACGCTGCTGATTCCATGAGCATGATATACTGCTTCCAGCATCTGCTCTGACCACAGCTTCGTTTGTCCATAAGGATTGAGCGGAGTAGTTGTGCGATTTTCGTCGATCTTCGATGCAGAAGCATCATAGACTGCTGCGCTGCTGCTGAACACAATCTTGACGTCAGTTTCCTTAGCGTATTCAAGCAGACGCAACATCGAACACATATTGTTCTGATAGTATTTCAGCGGATCTGCTACGCTTTCGGGAACGACATGGCTTGCTGCCATGTGAATGATAGCGTCGAACTTTTTGTAGTATGAATGAAGCCCGAACTTGTTGAGATCAAAGTTTAAAACTTCGACATCGAGCTTCTTAGTCCAATCATTGATTACACGGTCAAAAACCGTAACCGTGTAACCGTAGTAGAGGAGTTCATCGACAACAGCACTGCCGATGAACCCACTTCCTCCAGTCACTAGAACATGTTTCATGCAAAGAAATCTTCAAGAGAGGTTTGATTAGTACCTTTACCAATTTTATTTAGAACTTCTTCTGCTTCATCTGTGAGACCATTGTTTCCAAGATACTCACCCCATTCTTCCGTATCCCACATTCCTGGCGATACTCCGTTCCAGTTTTCTTGCCAGAGCGGATGTTCTTTATTGTTTCTGCGCATATAGACGAAGTTCTTACGAGCTTCTTCATACTTCTTAGAGCCACACTCAAGCATTGACTCACGGAAATACATCACGACTGACATACGCTCGAACCCTTCTTCGTAGTCGAACGCAGGAGAGTTGCTGTGAATACGATGAGCGTTCATCATAATCATGTCGCCAGCACGAATATCAGCAGCTACCCGAAACTCAGGGAAGCAAAGATAAAAGCCGTCATAATGCTTGCCATTGTCAAGGACGAGAAGATTACTAAAGCCTCGAGGGTTTTCATGTGACTCCCATGATTCGCATAGATCGCCAACGTCACGATGCGCTGCTGTGCGGAAGTCGCGATTGATTGTTAGAGTTGTATATGGTGTATTACCAATCTGCCAGTCTTTACCTAGCTTCTGCATTGCTTCCATCTGACCAGCAAAGCGAATCGGAATGTTTTCTTGGAACACGCGCGATGCTTCTTCGAACAGAGGCAGAGCTGATTCATACAGCTCGTGATGACTTGCGCTCCAGCCCGTTTCGCGACAGAATGGAATGCGTGGATAACGATCCATGAATCCACCAACGCCAGAACGAACGCCGTTCGCATAAGTTGTATCTGAAATCATGTCATTCAGAATATGATCTGCGGCGAGCTTACGATCCTTAGACGTTTTATCCTTGACTGAGTCGTACCAATCGTCGAACACGAAGTCCTTCGACTTGTTTACAATCCAAATCGCACCAGCACCAATTTCACCTTTGTTCTTGTCTGCTCCAGATCCACGACCTTGCAATGGCTTATCTGGAGTTGTGCTGTAGATTTCATGCAGCATATCTTCGCCAGTAATAGAAAGCGGCGAACCCTTAGCCATATACTGAAGAACAGCTTTTTCGCGCTGCGTCACCCAGCGACGAGAACCTTCGCCGTCTGGTAACTTCTGATAAGCTGTGTCGCGTTCGATACCAGCAGCAAGCCCACGATTGTCAGACATGATCGCACCAGAACGAAGAGCAGTATAAGCTGCGTCTGTCATTTCCTTCGAGAACACACCTTTACGGAACTTGCAGAGCAAATTCTTTTCAGAATGCGTTTCGCCGTTTGCGATTTGCAAAGGAGTCAGTGGTTCATAAACATCAGTATCTTCAGTCAGCACTAGATCATAGCAATCATGATCTAGGAACTTACCTAGCATATGATCCATCTTGTTAAGATTAGAGTGTTCGAGATAGATTTTCTTTACCATAGGCCTCTCCTCCTAAAACTGTTATCTCTATGTATGCTTCAGGAGATTTTCATATGTGTTGAAATAGACGTTTTCACCAGCAATCTTAGTCACATTTTGGATACTAGGGAAAATAAAAATGAAATCAACTTCTGGATGCTTCCGCACAAGCCACTGAAGATAGTTCACACGACCAGGATTGTCTCCCGCGCTCGCGCGAGTATCAGCGCCATAGTTGTCTGTTCCATCGTAGATGTTGGAAAGAAGTTGATTGCCATCTTGAATCAAAAAGTCAAAACCAAGACAGATAATCTGATTGTATTCCATCTTGATCGCTTCACGCATAGCATTCATGCCAGCATTACTACGAGGACGACCAATGTTACATTCAGCAGGTTCCCAGCGTTCATCAATCGGTGGTACGATGAAACGCTTTGAAGGGAAGTCGCTGCCTTCTATCTCGGTAATGATACCATCATCAATACTAACGAGGAAATCAGGAAAAGACCTGTCAGGGTAATCACGATAAAGCGCATTGCAACCAAACACCGTTCCATATGGTTTCAGTTTAGTAAGATCGAATCCCTTGCGACTCGTACCATTACCGATGATAAAAGCTGTGTTCATGCTACTTCTTTCTTAGTAGAACCTTTCGGACGACCGCGCCCACGCTTGACAGGAACTTGAGTTTCATCATACTCGAGAAACGTTGAGTTGTCAAGTTCAACCTCCTGTACAATAGGAGCTGGCTGTTCGATTGGCGTTGCAACCTTACGACCCCAGGCTTCCCACAGATTAGGGAATGCTTCAGCAATCGCTTCGGGCATAATCTTGATCTGACGATTTTTCATACGAAGGAGCAGCTTAGCATCACGCGGATCAATGGACTCAAGCACCTGAATGAACAACTGTTCGCGCTTGAGCTGCTTGACTTGAGCACCTTCAGGGCTATCGACGAAATAGATCAGCTTCTTGCATTCAATGTAGAAACGTCCTTCCTGATCAGCTGCATCAAACAGAGGGCGATACGGCGGATCACCATCAGGAAGCAACCACTTCACGCCTGGATCCATGCCATAACCTAGAACAGCCTTAAGAGCATAAGAGCTATGCAGCTTTAGGAACTCAGCTTGCTTTTCTGCAGTCGTTTGTGCTTCAATCTTTGAAACAATATTAGCCATACATTTGTTTGTATCAAGGGCCATCATTAATCTCCACTGGTTCGTATGCAATTACATTTATAAACTGTTTCTTCTGTTCGTCATCCCACGCAGCGAGATAATCGTTTTCCTGATCGAACAACTTGAGATATTCTTCTTCACTGATTTCGCGATGATCGATGATTGCAGTAGGATCAAGATGCTTCTGACTGAACTCCTTGAACGTAGTATCGTTTTCGCGCCACACAACTTCATCGAGCGCATCAATGACATTGTTTTCGACACGCACGACATAACGAATGCGGAACGAAGAAAGAACATCGACCATTACGAGCTTAGACATTAGATATCGCCTTCTTTACGATTCTCAGAGTAATATGCGTTGAACTTGCCGCCAGGATAACGAGCTTCGAGTTTAGCAACGTTTTCTGCTACGACTTCATTGGGATCAAGATCAAGAGCGTTGCAAGCATTGATCCAATACCAAATGACGTCGCCAAGTTCTTTCTTAAGATGCTGACGAGTTTCTTCGGTGTATGGCTTACCCTGAAACAAAACTTTCTTAACGATTTCCTGCGCTTCGCCAGCTTCACTTGTCATACCAATGATAGCTGTAAGAAGTAGCGATGCATTGAGCGTTGTGCTATTGAAATGAATTTCCCTCAGACGATCGATGAATGCTTCGACTTCACGACTTTCTTTACTCGTGACAGCCATAACAAACGAGGCATACTTTTCTAGATCAATCATAACCTTGTCATACTCCCTATTGTGATAGTCTAAATCTGGAACGGTGATAATCATCGACGACCTCCATTGTAAACAATGGCGTAACACTCATACTCTTTCTTACCATCATCCAAGCATTGTTTGTAATGAAATGTTGCACGTTCTGTTTGTGATGCAACAATCATATAACCCAATAGCATGATTACACCAATTATGGCAATCATTGTCTTACCAAAGTGAAGATCAATCCATGATTCGCGGAAATAAGTCATCACACGCTCCAAATCAAAAGGATCATGACTACAGGAAGCGCGATAGCATGAAACGCTAACAACGAACGACCAGCCCACACAAGCCATTTGTTAGATGCAATCTCACTTCTAAACGTAATACCAAAGACAGCGGTGCAAGCGCCAGTCACGACTAAGGTTAGAATAAGTTGTAGACATTGAATTGGTGTCATATTAGAACTCCGAGATAGCGTCTGTCAACTGACGCAAACGTTTTTCGATGAAGTAGTTCAAGATTTTATTGCGTGGATTGTATTTGTATGTAGCATACGCATCAACGATCTGTTTCTGAAGTTCATCAGGAATACAATCAAGATCGACCATCATCTTGTTGCGATGATAGTTGCGCAGCATCTCACCTTGACAATATGATTCAGGCTCCATCAACGTCCACTCTTCGAGCTTTTTCTTAGGAAGCGGCTTCTGGCGGCCACCAGATACGAACGTATCATCAGCCGACAAGAAGTTAGGCACACCGTCACCGCTGTCGCCTTGAAGGATATGATACTGCTTGAAACGCTCAGGATTGACATCTGGTGTGATGAACTTCTTAGCGATCGGGGAATACTGCGCGACGTTATCATACTTCTGCAACTGCGCGAAGTCTTTGTCGCCTGAGATGATAAGGATCTTCTCTGTGACTACGCCATGCTGACCATGAGCATGACACAGAGCGCCAATGATATCGTCAGCTTCTGCTCGTTCGAAGCGCAGAACTGGATACGGCATATTTTCTTCTAGCTCGTCGCGAATCTTGTGAAGGGCGTTGAAGATCAACGACCAATCGTGTGAAGACTTTTCGCGAGCCTTCTTACGACCAGCCTTGTAGTGAGGATAAATCTCACGACGCCAGTATGACGGACCGTCAGCACAGATAACGATCTCACCATACTCAGCGCCAAACTTGCGCTTGTAAAGACGCAAGCTCGACAGAACCATGTGACGAACCATGTCTTCTTCGAGCTTACTGTCATTGTTAGCCAACTGCATCATGATATTGGAAATCATGACTTGGCTGAAATCTACGAGAATCATAACGAACTCCATTGCATGATAGTATCATATACTATCTATGCGTAATTGTCAAGCAGGATCGAACTCGTCGTCATCGTTGTCTGGCGACAACTCAGCTATCGTCTTGACCGTATGTTCCACGACTTCTTGGAACGGATGATGTAGCCCAAGAGTCATGAGCAAAGTTGAACGCAGGGCTTCGACTGTAAAACCAAAGTGCTTGTCGAAGTCTTTGTTGAATATGTCAAAGCCTTGTTGGGCCAACTTGTTTGCAACATGCGTAGCATAAGCATCTGTCACCTCATCGACGTATGCTCGTTGAGTTGCCTCACGAACTGCTTCATCTTCTGCGGGCGGAAGAATTCTTGTATTCTTCTTAGGAAAGATTACAACGTTGTTATTTGACTGCCCTGAGGATGACGGTGAACTCATTGATACGTCCATTAGGATTAGCTTCTTTCGTCTTGAGATTATCGAACGCGCGTTCTGCGGCTTTAGGTGTTGAACCAGTAATCATTGGAAGAATATCTGCTGGCTTGCGCAGTTTCTTTTGCTGAGAACGCCCAGGATCGACGCCTTGAAGTGTAGTTCCCTTGACGGACAGTCCCTGCTCTGACCAGTAGTGAGCAAGAACATTGTATTTAGTATTGAACACCCAAAGCTCTTTAGCCCCAACGATTTTCGTAGGATCGATCGACACGATCTTCAGCTCTGTATGCTCTTTCTGGAACTTGAGCTTACCGACGAGCTTGTCAGCTGTCTTAGGCTTAGTCTTACGCGGCTTGCGCACAACTGACTTGCGGCTGTTAGACAGATACGATTCGCAGTCTGAGATGATGCCAGAGAAAAGCTCAACTCGTTCCTTGAGCTGCTTCTTGGTCAGATACGCATACGCTTCCTTGAGCTGCGGATCAACATTGCGCTCTGATGCTTCAGTCAGTTCAGCAAACCATCCAGCATAATAATCAATCACACCGCGAACGTCTGCTGGCTTTGCGCTACGATTCTTAAGCCATTCATAGAAGCCAGATAGCGAGTCCGACTCTTCGTCGATCATCTGCTCAATATCAGTGATCAGTTCGTTGTATGGAAGTTTCTCAGGCACGTTTATCTTAGCTGCGGCTTGTTTCTTATCTTCTTCAACGAGAGCTGCGCCCTTACGGCATAACTCCATGATTCGCGATTCAATCTTCTTGCGCTTCTCAGAATCTTCCCAACCCATAACATACATACGACACATGGCAGCCGTAGTGCTATTGATCTGCGAATCTGAGATGCGCTTAAACATCACGACTGCGGGCTTCGGCATATTTACCGTTTCCATGAACTCCAAGATATAGCCACGAGCTTCCTTGGCTTCATAGAAATAGTTGTACCAATTGAACGCAGCCATTTCGCGAGAGCGGATCTCGCTCTCAGTCAGGAACGGCAAATCCTCCCACGATGGCTCAGCACCAAAATGCTTGGCATCAGCGCCACGAGGGAGAATGGTTTTACGTTTCTTTGCCTTTACAGCCAACAAGCTCTTAGCCATTAGGATATCCTTTCATCATGACTTATCATAGCACATTGGCTGTTAATTGTCAAGGCTTGTTTGCCATAGAAGCTAGGAAATCCCGCCACTGACTAGCCCGAACGTCCCAATTATAGAACGAGTCGAAGTAGGCTTTTTGAAACTTGAGTCGTTCTTGATTGAATGGCGCTCTGTATTCCTTAATGACCATAGCCAATATGCCAGCGAACACATTGGCGTGCTTGTTATTGTTTTCTGTCCAGCCATACTGAACTGCGAAGTTGGCGCATGTTTCTGGAAGCGCAGCCAATGTTGGGCAAATAACATTGCAGCCAGCGCTCATAGCCTCGATGACTGAGATACCAGAAGTTTCTGGCCAGATGCTGGGATATGTATAGATGTGCGCTTTCTTGAGAGCTTCGCGAATAACAGAGTTTGGCTGCCATCCATGATAAGTCATTTTGCCGTTGCGTTTGATACGTTCAAACAGTTCCTTGTATGGTTCATCGCGCTGTGGCCATCCGTAGATACCAAACGATGAATAGACATCAAGATGGAAGTCGAGCCCCTTATCAGCTAGGAACTCTACGACTGGAACAAGAAGCTCGAGTCCACGATGCGGAGTTGTATGATAGATCAGATTGATCGTGCCTTCAGGCTTTTCGTGAGGCTCGATAGGAACGATCGCGTTCTGAAGAACGATACCCTTGTCGTATGGTACTCCAAGTCCGAGATTGTAAGTAGACTGCTGATAGTGTGAAACGAATACGAGTTTCTCGAATCGGTCAAGACTCTTGGCGTCCTTCAGATGTTGTGACTCTGGATCGTCGAAAGTATCGTGTAGCCACAGAATGTTTTTCTTTGTCTTACTGATGCTATCTTCGCGCACGCGCGAGCAGATGATATTGAACTGATCAGTCAGCTCGTTTGGTAGTCGTGCCATCAAGCCTTCATACATCTGCTCAGTTCCACCCTTGGAACCAAGATGTGCATATGTACCATTCTTAGCTGGCTCAAGATCCTTAGCCTTAGTCGCGCTTTCTTTGAGTCCAGAGATATTCAATTTAGTCATTTACAATCCTCACGTCAATAATCGAATCCAGGCGGAACGAACGCCATCCACTATTATCTATATCCCAAACAGCGAGCACATCTGGATTTTCCTTCTTAGTCGCTTCTCTTCGCTCTTGCGATAGATAATCTTCTGACAACGTGCAGTTCATAACTCGTTCGGTTCCATCTTTCTTAACAAAAGAAATTTGAAGTTTCCCGTTGAACAGCATTTCACTCAGTTCATTCTTATCCCACAACTTCAACATTAGATTTTCCTTCCGAGATACTTAGCTTCAGTTCCGTCAGTAATATACTGCGTCGCACCTTTGTTATAGGCAGGAGCAACGCGCATAGCCTTTTCTTCAATAGCCTTGACAGTAGCAGCAGACTCTTGACGATCACGCTTCCAGAGATGATCTGTGCGAATGTCGCGTTTAGCAGCTGCACCGCCAGGAATGGTATTGGATAGCGGAGCTGCGTTAGACACACATGAAAGTGAGTATGAAAACTTCTTAGCAGACTTGGTTGGCTTACGATATCCAACCTTATCAAGAAGTTCCTGAGTGATACGCTGAGACTCGATCATAGCCTGAGTTGGCTTACGAGCTTTACGTTTACGCATATTGTTCGTGGTATAGTAGATAGGTAAAATAGCCATAACTGACCCCTCATTACACTATTCATTATATGCTATGAGGGGTCGATTGTCAAGTATATTCGACCCAGCCAGTGACGATATATTTCGTATTGCTGATTGGCGGATTGCCACGATGCGTATGAGTGAAGCCAGCAGGCCACAGAATGAATCTGCCCGTTTTGGCTTTAACTCTCTTAGGATAATACAGGAATTCCGTTTCTCCGCCTTCTTCAACATCATTTAGATATAGAATGAATGTGGCCACGCGACGCATGTTCTGTGGCGTATCATCTTCGTTATGCCAAACATGATATCCTCCGCCAATTTCAGTTTTCTGAATTTTGGCTAAACGAACAGTCATATTTGCCACTTGATTCAATACGCCATACTGTTCTGCGTATGCTGGATATACTGTATTCCAGAAACGTTCAGTCATCATACGGAAAGGTGCGATGTCTGAAATATCGAGTTCCATTCCAGACAAGAAATCAGAAAAGTAAAACTGATCATCTTTCTTTACGGTGGAGTTCGTTCCTTCTTTCTGTCGACTGATAGTAAATCCAGCTCGTTCCATTCTATTGAATGAGTCGATGAACTGCTGACACTCCTGTGCGGAAAACAAGTTATCGTATTGAAGAATGAAATTTTCTACTGTAATCATGCGCTTAGAATCTCCTTTAATCTATCGGCAGCATAAGATGCGGCAAACGCATCAGGCTTAACACGAGGAGTTACATTACACACACCTCGAACGTATCCGATCGCTTGCTGCACAACGCAACTACTACCATGAATTATATCTGGATTGATATCGAGATGAACTTCTGCGTGTCGATCTCCTATCGCTTCAGCAAGATCCATGTAAAGTTGTGAAACCTTATACACTTCGTTCATCAGACGATATGCTGGACGATCCATTCGTTGATCGAAGTCACGTTCAGTTTCCATACGCCCGAACACTTTGCAACCGCGCGATCCTTCATAATGAATCACGACAGCCAACGTGTAGTCAGCATACCACAGATCGTCTTTTCCGCAGTATCGTTCGCTATCTGCACCAATGTAAATGCAGGTGTTTTCAGAAGTGTTACGAATGAATTCACGCACTTCATCGATGTTCATATTCTTAATCATATTATTCGCTCAACATTTTCTGCTTATATGTATGTATCCTAGATTCGTAGTTTTTTCTTAATGCACCAAAAACCGCTCCACTCTTATTCTGATCTGCTAATCTTGCCAGCTTTACAGCGTTTTCTACTTTCAATCCTACGTTGTGCAAGAACGGTAGCGAAAACGCAGCTATCGTTGAGTTCGTTTTCATATTGAATGTATAGGCCAACTTCATAAACTCATCAGATTTTCCCCAAGGACTAGTCCAGGTGCCAGGATCATTTCCTGATTTTTCATAAACGCTGAATGGATTATTACGACTCGCGTTAATTTCATTCTTGGTTTCATTACCTTCAAATAGGATCAACGAAGTGAACGTGTAGTGATCAATGTAATGTTTTCCTTCCTTAGAATTCAACCATTCGTATGTTCTATACAAGTCCTCTGGTGTTTCGTACGGAAGTCCCGAAATGAACGAAGCAGTTGTAACGCAGTTATCGCCAATCACATCTCTGAATATATCAAAAGATTTCATCAGCTTATCTTTGTCTGTCATCTTACCGATGCTAGGCCCAGCTTCCTTCTTTAAGGACTCGATACCGAACGTAGCTCCAGCTATGCCTGAATCAAGCAGTAGCTGAGCTTGTTCTTTCCTCTTAATTGTATCAAGCCTAACGTATCCAGTCCATCGAATATCTACGCCAGTTTTTTCTCTGATCTTAATTAAGAACTTCAACTTTTCTTCATAGTCGTTCATGATGTTGTCAGTCAGTAGGTACATTCTTGTTTTGAACTTTTCATAGTTCGTTAGAAGTTCACGCTCGAAGCTCTCGTATGAGCGCATGTACTCAGTTTTCTTTTTACCCAAAGCGGCATAGTTGCAAAACTGACAACTGAATATGCATCCAGCAGCAACTTCAGTAGAGAGACTTTCGTCATCCATGATGTGATCTTCAAGTATAGGTGTAGATGCACAATCACTGAAGTCTACGATGTTAGAAGTATATGCTATCTTAGAACCACGAATTTCGGTGAATTCGATAGTTTGATTTTTAGCCAACTTGTCTATGACGTCGATGTTATTACCTAAAACGTAATAGTCAACATACTTATCGAGAACGTCAATACCCCAAGCATATCTTTTTGATCTTTTGAATTTAGATTCAATGATTTCCCATCCACCAAGCAGAATAGGAATCTGTAATCTTTTACATAACGAAAACGTTTTTATGAAAAATTGGAAAGTATCTAATCCCCAAGCATGCCCTTCTTCTTCTTGATCGGGAAGTTCTGATACGTTCTTTCGAAAAGTCGTATTGATGAAAGACGTGCTAAAACACGCAATAGACTGTTCGCCTTGCGTGAAGTTTTCTATAATCTGTTTGATTTCTTCTACTGAAAACGAAAGACAGTTATGAATTTGTTTGACTTCATAACCAACTGATCGAAGCATATATGAAAGTCTAAGATTAGAAGCAGATTTCATGAAGTTGAAACCTGTTCCATTGTTTTCAGAAAAGATAATGATCTTACGAATCATCAGTCGTCAATCTACGAACGATTTCTTGCACTGGTAATAACTCATTTGTAAAATCGATTCCAGTTCCAGCAAATATCACACCTCTTTCTAGATTTCCAGACACTCCCTCATAAAGTCTTTTGTCGATAGTTCTTCTTCTTTTCTGTTCTGGTTCAATATCTCGATAGATTAATCCCTGTAATCCAGAAAGTTTCATTCTAGAAAGATCGTTAGAAGTTTTTTCTAACATCCTTTTCTTTGTTGAGATATCTATCGAGCTTTCTTCACTCATTGCAAAAAGAGTGCCTATCGAAACTGCAAGAGCGCCCGAATTCATATAATAATCTATTTGAGCTTTGGAAGCTATTCCGCCAGATGGTATCAACTTATCTGCTGAAATGAATTGTTTTTGAATGTCAAAAAAATCTTTAGTTTTAAGATTATGACTATAGCCTGCAGACTCAGTTCCGTTAAGAACTAGTGCATCAAATCCAAATGTTTTATTATTAACAATCGCAACTTTCCTCATAATGAAACAATCTAGTTCGCGTAATCGTTCAATAAAGTTTCTATCATTGTTGAGATCAGTATGTATCAACTCACAATGACTGATCTTATACTTTTCAATCAACTTTAATATGAATGTTTCTAAGAGCGAACTATCAGGAATAGCTACTCCTAAAATCAAACGGCAGTGACCCATTTCTTGAGTGAACTTATCTAATTCTGATGGTAGCTTTTTGAGCTGAGATTCAAATGGAGCTGTAGTTAAACTTGGTACGATACCAGCTTTGGCACAAGCAATAGCTAAATTGATATCACTTACGCAAGTCATAGCTGAACACGTAATAGGATGTTCATATCCAAAAAAATCTCTATACATAATGATCCTATTAAATGGCACCAGTGGAAGGAGTCGAACCCTCGCCTGCGGTTTTGGAGACCGCCGTGCTACCGTAACACTTCACTGATATTTCAAAATACCCATTTCAGCCCGACGAGACCATAAGTATTATTATATCTCGTATTGATTCCTTTGTCAAATCCTACGGTCGCTGTCAGTGAAACGTTTTTACCAATCTTTTCACTAACTGTAACACGATTACTTATAATAGTTTTATGATCTGTATTAGTAATCACGCGAGTTTCAATGGCTGCATTCTTGCTGATTTCATATCTTGCGCCAATATATGGGCTAGCTTTTGTTGTGGATCCGTTTCTAGGTTTGCTCGACAACAGTGGTGATCCGCTTTCTGTTGAGTCTAACTCACTTCTATTTACAGTAACTCCTACGAGTGGTCTGAATCCATAGAACGACTGCGGTGAATATACAGCCATGTCAGCATAGAAGTTCTTCTGATTCACTTTGTTGTTATTGATCAGAGCAAACTCAGGAATAGAAACATTCGTTCTGTGATCGCTTGAGCTAAATCCTACAGATCCTTTGACCCAAGCATACGGCTGACGACTCATGATGTATGCGGTGCCGCTAGTTGACTCTGTAGAAGTTTTAGATCCAGTGTATCCACGAGAGTCACCAGCAAGGTGACTGAACGCGAATCCGAATGTGTTGTTATCTATAGTTCTTTGCCAACCAAACGCAGCACCGCTAAGAGCGAACTTACCGTTGATGCTTCCTGCTGGTGCAGCCCACGTTCCATCTGGTGTTGATAGTGGATCAATTAAGAACAGATTCATATTCTTATGAGCAACTGCATCTTTAGCACCAGTCGAAGATACACTCTTCGTTTTAGCTGAAGAATCACCAAACTGATACGTCGTTCCTGTCTGCGTAGTTGTAGTCGCAGGATTGTTTGGATCAGCAATCGTTGTAGTTGTATTGTCGCTCCATGTCTGAGTTACCTGCGGAGTTGTAACTGTTGTGGTTGTCCAAGGCGTAGCAGTTACAGGAGTCGTTGTCTGAGTTACGTTGAACTGAGACCCTGTATTCGTGCTTGAGTTTACTATCAAACTAGCAGCAGGAGCAGAAGTTCCAAAAGTCGTTGACGAAGTAACAGTTGGATTGGTCGGAGTTGTGCTCACTACTGTTGGATTTGATGGTGTAACAGGACCAACAGTCGGCATGTCTGGATTGTTAGGAGCAACAGCACCGAACGTAGTTCCGTTCTTCGTTACAGTTCCAAGACCATCGTTCACATACAGAACTGGCGAGAGCGCCGTGTCGCCCTGATTGAATGAAGCAAAGCCAAGACGATATGTTCCAGCATCTACGACTTCGTAGTTGACGATCTGCCAACCAGTTGAACCGTAAGAGCCAGTTGAATAGTTACCTGTTCCTGGATTTGTAGCACCAAGCAGAATGTATTGTGTAAGAATGTTATTGATCTTACCGAGCGTTGTTGCGCTGCTTGTATTCACGAATGACGTGATCGAACCATCGTTGAATGGAACGTAGTCAGTCGATGTGTAGACCCAATACATCGAGAACGTAGCAGGAGCGTTGAACGAGAAGTCTTTGTAGACCCATGCTCCGTTTGTAATCGACCCGCCACCAGATGGATTCTGTGCTGCAATTTCAGCAGCCAATGCGGAAGCAGACGCTGAACTCATTCCGAGCGCGCCTGTCATAGTATTAAATGTTGCTGTTGGATTAGTTGGCGTGAGACCAACCATCGTGGAACCAGTGTAAGGACTGATAGCCCATGCGTTCGGACCAGCCTGAAGATTCTGTGTTCCAGTATATGTTGTTGTGCCGGCGGGACCATTAGCCCAACCGCTGGCGCTTAGTGAGTAATCTTGGGCTGATGCTGTTGTTACAAACGCGAACAGAGCCGCTGTTGCGGCTAAAATTTTCTTCATTTGACCTCCCTATGTGTGGACGATTTACGTCATCAACATCATAGTGAAGTCAATCAGAACATTTGCGTTCTATTTATAAGTGGCGGAGAGTATAGGATTCGAACCTATGCTACTTTTCAGTAGGACGATTTAGCAAACCGCTGCTTTCGACCGCTCAGCCAACTCTCCGTAAATGGTGTCGGAAGCAAGGATCGAACTTGCGACGCGCGGCGTATGAGACCACTGCTCTACCATCTGAGCTATTCCGACGAATTGGTGCCCTATGTAAGATTCGAACTTACAACCTTCGGTTTCTAAGACCGACACCTCTACCAGTTGGGCTAATAGGGCAAATTGGAGCGGAGAATGGGGATCGAACCCACGACCACTTGCTTGGCAAG